CTAACAAATTTAACAAGTGGATGAAAACAAAATGAAATTTGAAGATTTTAAAATAGTAATTGAAACTCTAGAAAAGATTAGCGAAAAATCACATTCTTTATATCAATTAGGAGTAGATTTACTTGATTATGATGAACCTCATCATAAAGTATTTTCCATATTACTTAATTCTATCTTTAATGAACAAGGTAAAGATTGGATAGATTGGTATCTTTACGAGAGAGTTGGTTTTAAAGGAGATGTTCTTAAAGCTACAGATGAAAATGGTAATGAGATTTGTCATAATATAGAATCACTTTGGGAAACTGTTAAACCTTATATAAATAATAAAATATGAAATTAGATATACCGTTCCACGATGAAGTTTGTGAATTTACTGAAATGAAACATCAAGAAAAAACATCATTAGATCTAAAAATAGAAGAACGATTTGGAAAAATTGTTCATAAATTTAAAATTTTTTATTACGATTGGGAAATGGATAACTATGGTTATGTAGTAAACGACGGAACTAAAAATAAATTAGTAACAACCAATCATGGTAGACTTATGGAAATTGGGTCTGATTATTTAAGACATAAAATTAAAGAATATGAAGATGCGATTACGGATACTAAAGAAGCTATCCGGATTCTTGAAAATGGAAAAAACTAAATATAAAATAGTAGAAACCACTGGATGTACCGCATTTGATTTTTCTATAAACAATAAAACTATATCAGATTACACGAAAGAAGAATTGGATGAAATCTTGGATTATCTTTTCGTTAAAGTGAAAGAAGGTATAAACGAAAATACAATTCTTTTTCAAGACGTTGTTAAATTATTTCAATCCGATGACTGGGAACATGATCCAAATGTTTGTGAACAATGTGGAGATACTGTCTCTACAGAAACTTGGAACATTTAATAAATATTTTAAATGAACTTTAAATTATTTTTTGAAAATTCAAACTCAAATGTATTCTATCACGGATCTTTTAGAATTTTTAATAATTTCTCTTCACGCTTTCCAGAAAGCAATGATTTTGGATATTATGGATTTGGTTTTTATTTTACTCCAAATGAGAAAACCGCAAGATCATATGGTCCAAATCTTTATAAATGTCAATTAAATCTAGATAATCCTTTTGTTTGGAATGGTTCTCCAGAATCTTTATGGGAGAAGTTTGATGTAATTGATGGTAATGATTCACCTAAAAATTCAAAACAACTTTCTAAACTTTTAACGCAAAAACTTCAACAGGAAGGTTATAATTCTATTATAGTTAAAAGTATGGATAATTCTAAAATATTAGAAATATGCGTTTTTGATAATAAAGATGTTAAAATATTATCAAAACAGATATCATCAGATTTAATTGATGATGATATGTACTCATGATATATGATAACCGAAAAGAAATACGATAATAACGAAACACCACAAGATAAAATTTATAATGTTAAAAAGTTTATAAATGAACTTGAAAACGTACAAACTTTTTATTATAATCAATTGTTCTTAGATTTAAATTTAAAAGATGAAGCTCATGATTTTTTGTTTGACTATATTCACAACAAAGATTATGATTTATCTTTTGATGACTTTTTGAAACAGTCTGATAAATCTTACAAAGAACTGTGTGAATAATAAAAATGCAAATAATACATAAAAGTAATTGGGGGTTCTGGATTTTTTCTAGATATTCTTTTATCTTGGAAGGAGAAGGAGAATCTTTAACCGAAATCGTTGTTAACAAACAAACCTTTAATAAATTCAATGTTGGGGATTATTATGATCCACACTACGGACAATTTTTTAAATATGATAGCAGAAATTAAAATAACAGATCTAAGCGAAGCAGAAGGATATGCATTCGGACCAAAAAATAAATATGATGTTTGGGTTTCTGCTGTCGATGAAGACGATGAGCATAAAATGCATAGAATGAAAAAGCTCCTTAATAGAAAAGGAGTTAAACATTTTTTTCAATTATTTTATGATTTTTCAGATGAAGACGAAACTATATTTTATGTTAATAAAAATATAGAAGAAATCGGTCCTAGAAAAGAACATATACAAAGTATTATAAATTTTTTAAAACCTTTTGTAGAAGATGATAAAGTCCACAATTTAGGAGTTAATTGTTTTGCAGGAGTTTCTAGATCTACTGCAATAGGTATTATAGCGTCTGTAATGTCCGGTAAAACACCAGATATGGCATTAGATTATATTAAATCGGTTAGACCTATGGCATGGCCAAATTTAAGAGTTTTAAGATTTGGTTCGGAAATTTTAGGTATAGATTTAAAAACTCCTGTTGAAGATTGGAAAAAACTTCAAAAGGGAGTTCTACATACTGGAGGATGGGCAAGTTATGAATAATACAGTCGAGCTTTTAGGTTATTATGGTAACGATGAAGTTATTGCTTGTTCTGCTTGGACTAGTACATCAAGAGAATTAGATGAAGAAAAGAAAAAAAGAATACCAAAGTTAATTGATCAGTTGTGGTCTAATGGTCATGAAACACCTTTTGAAAAAGGAACAGTTCATTTTCTAGTAAATTGCGATATTGCATCCCATATACATCTTTTAAAACATAGAATGGCTAATATCAATGCTGAATCTGCAAGATATAAAGAATTAAAAGAAGATAAAACATATCTCCCATCAGATTGGGAAGGTGCTAGAATTTTATCTTTAAAAGGTGGAGATCCAAATATGACATGGACTAGACTTTTAGAGATTTACACTGACTTGGGTAATACATATTATCATGCTTGTATTAAAGACTTAGAACCAGTCTTGGGAAGAAAGAGAGCAAAAGAATCGGCTAGATTTTTTAAAACTTATAATAGTCAGATACAAGCTGATGTAATGTTTAATATGAGAAGTTTTGCTAACTTTCAAAAACTTCGTAATAGCGAACACGCTCAAAAAGAAATTCGAGATATAGCAAATGATATGTTAATTTTAGTAGAAAACATATCTGGAAATCCTTTTAAACATACTTTAGAATCTTGGAGAAAAAATAAATTGATTTTATAAGATATGAAAAAAATAATCAAGCCAGCAGAAAGAGAAGAATCAGTTTTTTATTCTGATTTTTCTGGTAAGACTTTAGGAGAATTTGGTCCTGATGTTGAAATAAAAATATCATGTGGTTATGGATCTAAATATGACGGAACCGATTTTACATTACATTTAGATGATAATGATTTTGAAAAGATTATAGATTTTTTAAAAGATAATATCTCAAACGATTTCAAGGATGAAACAAGAAAAAAACTTGAAAAATATGAAAAAGATTACGATAGTAGTATGCAGATGAGAGATTGGGATAGTTGCGATAATGTAATTAATAATATGTGGTTTATTAGAAAAATTTTAGACATAAAAGACGAGACTTATGACAGTTAAAGAATTAATTCAAAAATTAAATTTAGAAGATCCAAATAAAAGAGTTGTGGTTTCTGGATATGAAGGTGGATATGATGAGCTTGATAAAATAGATTACGTAACATTATCACCAGATTCAGATAAGAAGGATAAATGGTGGCTTGGAGAATTTAAAGAATGCGTTCAAAACCAATCTTCAGATTCTGAAGTAGCTATTCTTTTCCCTAGAAAAAGTTGAATATGAAAAGCGATACAAAAATGATTTCTAATACGAAACAAATACTAAAAATATTGGTTATATCTCCTATAGTATGGTTTGGTACTTTTGGTGATAATCAAATTTGTTTAAACTTTACAATATTTTTCAGCATCTTCGCTGGAATTGTTCTTTGTGCTTATATTTTAGGAAAAGAAAAATTGGAAGATTCTTTAACCAAAGAAGAATTATCAAATGATTTTTTAAATGCTTTTTCTTGGTTGATACCAGCTTCTTTATTAATAGCAGACGGTTGGATCATAACAGGAATGATTTGGTTTTTATGTTGGCTCTTTAGTATTTCTATAAGAAAAGTCGTGATGAATAAAGAACAATAAAAATATATTGACTACATCAATAAAATATGCAATCATGAATCTATGAAAACTAAAAAAATAAAAGTTAATTCAGTATCTAAATGGATTTTCTCTTATAAAAATCCAGTTTATCGATTGTTTTCAGAATTACGTTTTCATTACAGAAATATAAGATTTAGTGTTATAAATTTTTTAAACCCTCTATATCCTAAATGGAGGTCTACTTTACCTAAGCATAAAAATTCAGATATTTCATATGTTATCGTTGAATCTAATTTTAATTTACTTTTAGATTTTCATGATCACATAAATAAAAATAACTGGGTTGATTGGGAGTCTGATGAACAACTCAAAAAATTCTATGATGAGCTGGAAAAAAATATTTTTTGGTTAAAAAACGAAAGAGAAAATTTATCCAAATTAATAGAAAAAGAATTTTTTAAAGTTTCATCAGATTATACGACATCTAGCACTTTAGATAAGTATCAAAAAGTAAGCGAATTAGAAAAAGAAAAACAACAAAAAGAAACTGAAATTTTAACTTGGATGATGCAAAACAGATCCTTCTTTTGGACGTAAAATTTAAATTAGAAAACAAAAACATATGTATACCGCAACATGGAAATCAATAAAGTCACCAGTAATGCAAGAGATGCGTCTTGCCTTAAAGAAAAAAGCAGAAGCTGGTCAACCTACACCTTCTAGAAGAGAAGCGAACAAAACATGGAGAGAAGATATTTTAGGTATTCTTTCCGATGACCAGAAAAAAGAAAGAAAAGCCAAGAGACAACAAAAAACAAAAAGAGTAAAATCTACTGATTAATGTGTACGTTGTAATATGCTTTACCAAAGCATCCAGATTCAGACAGTTGTATAACATTACCTTTTGATCCTATAGAAGTATCTAAAAAGTTAGATGTTATTTCTTGTGGATGTCCTTCATGGGCTGGAACATCAACCCATTCAAATATCCTAAGAATAGGAGCAGCTTTCAATGCATTCTTAATGATTTTATCTGGATCATCAGTATGTTGTAGACAATTATATATCCAAACTTCATCCCAATTAGATTCATTTACATCTTCTCCCTTTATGAGTTGATATTCTATGTTTTTAATTTTATATCTCATGTACGTCCATTCTGGATAATTCAATGGATCGCAAACTTTACCTTTTTTTAAGTTTTTAGCTTTTAAAAGCATTGATGTTGGTCCCCCACCAATGTCTAAAATACTTTTATTTTTAACATTAAAACTAAAATGTTCTGATGTTAAACCCATATATTTTGCATAGACGTAATGCTTTTGATCTTCATCAAAAGTATTTGTACAATCTCCCCAATAATTTTTTTCAAATATTAAATCGTTCATAATGATGGATAATCTTTGTATAGAGAGTCTATTCCGTTTCCTTCCGAATACCAACCTTTACCGTTATAAACATCTAAAACATCACTAAAGTATTTTTCATACATCAAAGAAACTTTTTCTAATGAAAAGTTCTCTCCCCATTTTCTACAATCTGATGGTTTTATTTTATCTATGTTTTTAATAGCATCAACAAAATCTCCCATGGTTCTACATCTATAACCAGTTATTCCATGTAAATTATTTTCTGCAAAACATCCCCAATCAGTAGTTATTGTTGGTGTTCCAGATAATAAATTTTCAATTTGAACTCCACCGAAAGGTTCTATATACATACTAGGTAAAAAACTAGCTTTGGCTTTACTCATTAGTTTTTTTCTAGTTTCTACGTCTGCATATCCAATGTATTCGACGTGACTAGGTAGTTTATATCCTTCTTCTTTTTGACCAGCTATTATAAGTTTTACTTTTGCTGCTTCTGTAGCTTGAATAGCTACGTTAACTCCTTTTCCGTCATATACTCTACCTAGATATAGAAAATAATCATCTTTCTTATCTTCAAATTTAAAATCTTCTAAATCGAAATAGTTTGGGATTACAACCTCATACCAATCTTGATTACAAGATCCAACATTTTTCATTCCACCATAAGCATGGTATATCGCATAGCTTTCAAAAATTTTCCAACGCGCCCAATGACCACCCGCATATCCAATTCCGGGTTCAACGACAATCATATCATGTTGATGTGCATCACATATTGGTCTTACTCCACTCCCCCAAAAGGGCAAAAGAAAATCATTTTTTTCTTTGCGTGATTTTATCTCTCTTATTGCGTTTTTATAAAATGTTTGATATGCATGATCTTCAGTATTGAATTTAAAAAATGTTTTTTTCCAATCGTGTGATCCATAAGATATTTCAAAATCTTTATTTGTTAAAACTGTTACATGTTCGTCACAAATAAGATCAGAATCCTCGTGGCCATAATGAATTACATAATGACCACGAGCTTTCATCATTTTTGCAAACTTTACGACTTTTTGGGTATATGCACAAGCATTATATGTTTTGCTTGAAACGGTATGCGGAAGACCTAATATATGAAATCTCATTATTAAAATTTATTTAATAATAGATAAAAATCAATATTAAACTCTGTTTCCTATCAACCAAATTTTCAAACCTCTACCAGCTGCTGTTGCACCAACTTGATCTATGTCGATAGTTAATTCAGCGTCATTAGCCAAGTTAACATCTGATATTGTTCCGGGGACTAATCCTCCTACAGATGTTTTATCTCCAGATTGAATTTCTGGTTTAGTGGAGAATATAGATACATTATTTTCTTCTACATCAACAACTATAGAGCTTCCGTATGGTGGAGTATTAACGTTTAATCTAACCTCTGTTAATGTCATAGCACAAGGAGTTCTATATGTTACAACGTTTGTTCCAGTTGTTAAATTTGTAGTTTCATCAGAACATACGATACAAAATTCAACTTTTGTTTGAAGTGGTGGTAAAGCTGCCCATCTTGTTCCGTTCCAAGTTGCTACATCGTTTAAGTTAGCTCCGCTTTGTGTTAAAGCTGATACTGGGTGGGTATGAGTAGAATTTGCTGGTACATAACCTAATGCAGATTCTATATTTGCAGCTGTTACACTTGCGTCTGTTCCGGGTATTCCAGTAGCACCTGTAGAACCTACTGGTCCTGTAGCACCAGTTGTTCCTGCTCCTGTTGGTCCTGTCGGTCCTGTAGCTCCTGTAGATCCCAACGGTCCAGTGGGTCCGGTTGGTCCTGTCGGTCCTGTAGCTCCAGTTGTTCCTGCTCCTGTTGGTCCGATTGGTCCAGTTGGACCTTGAACACCAGTTGCTCCTGTAGCACCAAATCCAGTTGCTCCAGTTGTTCCTGTAGCTCCTTGTGGTCCTGTTGGTCCGGTGGCTCCTGTTGATCCTTGAGGTCCAACTATTTGTCCAACACTATACCATGTTGTTCCATTCCAGATATAAAGCTCTCCGTTGTCTTTAACAATATACCCATCATTTAAAGATTTAATTGAAATTAAATTTAAATCGGCTACTGTATTTACCGAACCTTTAATTGTTACAGAAATTCCAGATGCTCCAGTAGCACCAGTTGTTCCTGCACCTGTTGGTCCAGTAGCACCTGTGGAACCTTGAGGTCCAGTTGGTCCTGTTGGTCCTACGTCTCCAGTTGCGCCAGTTGTTCCTGTTGCCCCTACATCTCCTTGTGGTCCAGTTGGTCCCGTTGGTCCTGTTGGTCCTACGTCTCCAGTTGCGCCGGTAGTTCCTGTAGCTCCGCTACTTCCAGTTGCTCCTTCTGGTCCTGTTGGTCCTGTTGGTCCAGTTGCACCGGTAGTTCCTGTAGCTCCGCTACTTCCAGTTGCTCCTTCTGGTCCTGTTGGTCCTGTTGGTCCAGTTGCACCGGTAGTTCCTGTAGCTCCGCTACTTCCAGTTGCTCCTTCTGGTCCTGTTGGTCCTGTTGGTCCGGTCGATCCTTGGATTCCTGTAGCTCCTCTAGGTCCAACGAATTGTCCAACTCTAGTCCAAGGTTGCGAACCTTTCCATACATATAACTCTCCGTTTGATTGTACAATATAGGCATCATTATATGCTATATTTGTAGATGGTAAATCAGTTTCATATGTTACTGATCCTATTAAATTTAATGCTTGACCAGCTACACCAGTAGCTCCAGTAGCTCCAAATCCAGTAGCACCAGTTGCTCCTCTAACACCGGTAGATCCAACTACACCAGAAGATCCAGTTGCTCCAGTAAGTCCCGTTGCTCCAGTTGATCCGGTAGTTCCTGTAGCTCCTTGAACACCAGTACTTCCTGTTAATCCAGTAGCACCAGTAGACCCTATATTATTAGCTAAACTAATATTCCAAGAATTCCAAAATCCAGTTCCAGCAATAATTTTATCAACAAGAACTACTGTAGTTGAAGAATCTCTACTGACTACAACGCCTTCCATTAAATTATTTTGATCTTTTGCGACCAAAACGCGAGTTCCTACACCATAAATTGGGTTATAAGATTGTATATGAGAAAATGATTTCTGTCCTAATACCAATTCATGATTAGTATTACTTGAAATTATTGTATCGACGCTTATGCCAGTTGCTCCGGTTGATCCAGTTGCTCCTGTGGAACCTATTCCAGTAGCACCAGTAGATCCTTGAATTCCAACAGCACCATCTAGATTTATTTGCCATGAAGAATATGTTCCAGAACCCTTTTTAGCATCTATATTTGTTACTAAAACACCATTAGATTGATTGTATGATACGACAGAGCCATACATGGTATTATCAATATCATAAGCTATTACTACATTTTGAGATACACTATAATCTAAATCTAGATCTGATGTTGTTAATGATATGGTTCCAGTACCAGTAATTTGTAATGTGTTTACGCTTGTAGTATGATATCTATCGCCAGCTAAACCAGTAGCTCCAGTACTTCCGGTTAATCCTGTTGGTCCTGTAGAACCTGTAGATCCAGTAGAACCTGTTAATCCTTGAGGTCCAACTACTCCAGTAGCTCCAGTGCTTCCAATATCTCCAGCGGTTCCGGATGGTCCTGTGGAACCTGTAGCTCCTGTTAATCCTGTTAATCCAGTAGCACCAGTAGTTCCCGCGTCTCCAGTTGGTCCTGTAGAACCAGTGGAACCAATTAATCCTTGCGGTCCAGTTAGACCAGTTGATCCGGTTTGACCTGTTGATCCAATCTGTCCTGTAAATCCAGTTGGTCCTTGAACTCCAGTTGCACCAGTAGATCCAACTAAACCAGTTGCGCCTGTAGATCCAGTGGTTCCTGTCAATCCAGTAGCACCGGTAGTCCCTGCTCCAGTAGCACCAGTTGATCCTCTAACGCCAGTTGCGCCTAATGGTCCTGTAGAACCTGTTGATCCTGTGAGTCCTGTAGATCCAGTGGCTCCAGTAGTACCTCTAACACCAGTTGCGCCAGTAGATCCTAATAATCCTGTAGCACCAGTAGTTCCTGTGAGTCCTGTAGCTCCTGTCGAACCAGATCCTGTAGCTCCTGTGAGTCCAGTTGCGCCCGTAGATCCAGTATTTCCTACTGATCCAGTAGCACCAGTAGTTCCTGTTAATCCAGTTGCTCCTCTAACGCCAGTTGCACCAGTAGATCCTGATAAACCCGTTAAGCCAATGGGTCCAGTTGATCCTGTAAGTCCTGTAGCTCCAGTTGTTCCCGTAGCTCCGGTGAGTCCGGTTGCTCCAGTGGTTCCTGTGAAACCAGTGGCTCCTGTAAGTCCTGTAGATCCTGTGGTTCCTGTGGCTCCTCTAGATCCGGTAGCTCCAGCTACACCAGTAGAACCTGTTGATCCTGTGAGTCCTGTAGATCCAGTGGCTCCAGTAGTTCCCGTTAAACCAATAGATCCTGTGGCACCAGTTGATCCTCTAACGCCAGTTGCGCCTGTTAATCCTGCTATGCCAGATGATCCTGTAGCTCCAGTAAGTCCTGTAGATCCAATTGATCCAGATGGTCCTGTAGATCCAGTAGCTCCTTTTGATCCAGTAGATCCAGTTAAGCCAATAGCTCCAGCTGGTCCTGTGGCTCCTGTAGCTCCAGTTCCTCCAACATTTCCAGTAGCACCAGTAGATCCTAAAACTCCTGCTGGTCCAGTGGCTCCTGTAGCTCCTCCGGGACTTCCTGCTGGTCCTTGAGGTCCAGTAGCTCCAGTAATTTTCAATTGATCGACGTAAGCAGTTAAGCTAATTGCACTCGTTTTAAATTCTTCATTTAAATCTGAATTTATACCTACGAAATAATCATTATCGGTGAAAGTTTCTTTTAATGTAAAATCTGAAAATGTTTTTGGCATATTATTACTTATATTATTTATATATAATTTAATCTTTCTCCGTCCGAAGTTAATATTCTTTCTTTTTTATCTCCAGTTATAATTAATTTTTCATTCCCTATACTGGTAGTTGAATCATTTCTTATTCTCGTGGTATGGGGTAAAACTGAAAAAGTACCACCAAAATAAGTTTTTATTCCTCCATCTGGAAAATTTATTTGCAAATCATATACATAATTCTCTGGTGGAATTTCTAAATTAAATGGAGATATGCTTATTATACCAGACAATGGATTTACTATTGAAATATTATCATCTTCCGTGGATAAAGTTAGAATAGCTGGACTTGCTAGATTTCTATCCGATCTAAATTGCATATACACTTCACAATCTAAAAGATTTACAGGAACATTATTCTCTAATATCCTAATATTATCAATTCCAATCCAAGCATCTCCACAGATATGATCTGGTATATTATAAATCATAATCAATATTTACTCATTTTATTTATTATTGACAAAAATCAATTTAAATATTATGTATGATATGACTTTTCTATGGAAAAGTTTAAACTATTACATCTTCGTAAAAAGTATTATAACCTACTTGAGCGTATTTTAAATTTTTATTTGCTTTTTGTTCATTTTTAGGAACAATTAAATCTTGCTGTTTGCTGTTTTTAGGATTAATTGCTTTTATAATAGAAAATGAACGATCAAATTCTGGTGTTATGGAAACGTTAAATGTTTTTGTTTTTTCTCCGTTATTAAAAGAATTTATATCAACTAAAACCTCGGTTATATCATTTGATGGTTTTCCCAAATTTAATGTTATTACATTTCTATTTTGTATTATTTTATTTTTTAAATCTTGCCAATTTGTTGTTGGTGTTATTTTTAAACTTTTTTTATTTTTAATTTTATCTTCTTTATTTTGTTTTTTATCGTCTTTATTAGTATTTGTATTAGTACCTATATTAGTATTTCCAGAAGAATTAAATTTCGTATCAAAAACAGTTTTACCTTGGTTGTTAACAATTCCTTTTGCAGCTAAACCAGCAAGTTGTCTAATCATACAACTACTTACCTAAAAAGTTATGAAAAGGACATTTGCTCTTTTCTTGCATTTCATATTTCTTAATAGATCTAAAAAATCTTTTATATCTATCGAAGAAAACTGTTTTTGCTTTTCTCCATATTATATCATATTTTGAATAGTTAGAGTGATATATTGCTGAATAATCATATCTTTTAAATGGAATAACTTGTATAATAGGAGTTCCCTTTTCTATTAAACCTTCAAATCCTTTTTTTAAGAAAAAAACAAAATTTACTTCGTATGGGTGTTTATCAGTATCAACTACACCAGTTAAACATTGAAACGGTAAATCGTCGTAGTGAGTAGGATGTTTAAAAATACAAGAATGTCCTTTGGGTGTTACGACTAACCAAGGGTTTAACCATTTGAAAGCCACTGGAATATAACCTTCTGGTACTGGATATAAATTATATTGATCTTGTTTATGTATAGAAACTATTTCTAAGTCATCTATAGACCATTTAAAATCTATTTGTCCGTCGTTATTAGTAACCCAAACGTCGCAAGGAAGTGGTATGTGATACCCAGCTGTCATAGCATCTAAAAAAGGCATACATTTTTTAATGGTTGCTGTCGGATCTCCAAAGTTATCAACTTCTTTTTTATCATTTACGTACGCTGGCATGTTTTTATACCAATTAGGTATATTATTAGATGCTGGAAATGGTTTTTCTATTACATCTAAAATATTTTTGTATCTAGTTATAAATTCTATTTTCTTTTTAAAATTAACCATATGATTATTCTATATGTAAAATATGTAAATTTCAATAAATATTCTTGATGGCAACAAATATTAAAATTTTCAATTCTTATATAAAAGGAACGAAAACTATAAAAGGATACTTTCCTATATACACACCAGACAACGAAAAAGATTGTAACATAGAAGAAGAAATAAGCTATCAAAAATCTAACATACAAGAATTATTAGAAGAAAATACAGGAAACGCTCTAATAACTCAGGAAAGCGACGAATTAAACGTTATATTGTTATTAGTAAACGTAAATGTGAATTCGTCAAATGTTACATATTACATACAAATTTAATAAATAATACTATGGCAACCCAAGGAATAAAAGTAACAGATTTACCGGAAATAACAGAAATACCTTCTGATGGTTATATGTTTTTAACCACTTCAAATTCTACTAATAAAATTAAAACATCAAGTTTTTTTAGAACCTTTAGTGCTGTAAAGGGAGGGATAAATTTAGGTTCTGGTTTATCTTTATATAATAATTATCAAAATCAAAATTTATATTTTAATACTTTGACTGCTGTTGATGGATTATCAGCAACAAACACAAATAATACAATTACTTTAAGATTACAAGACAACTCCATATCGACAAATAAATATCAAAATTCATCGATAACAGGACCAAAAATAAAAGATAATACAATAACAGGATATAAGCTAAATGATTTTGGTAAAGACTTTTCTTCATCGGCAACTAAAACAGATATTCAAGTAATACCTAAAAATATTTTTAATTTTGTAACTAATTTAAGTGCTACTATATTATGCCCAACAAGTTCTGCTAAAGTTATGATAAATGGGTTTTTATCTATAAATTCTCAAGATGCTGCAATTAATATATATAGAAAAACAACAAATCAAAGTAATTTTTCTGTAATATCTCCATTATCATCAATTCCGTCTGGTTACGCATCTTGTATGTTTGATGGTGGTTCTACAGATTTAAATAACCCTAAAATTGTACCACTTTCGTTTTTAGATACTCCAAATTATTCCGGAATTATAACATATGTAGTTGGAGTTTCTTCTATGAATGCTGGAGAATCTTACATAAATAGATCGTTTAATGCTTTAGCCCAAAACAAAACAGTATCAGTATCGCACATAAACGCATTAGTTTTACCTTAAAAATGAACAGTGATATAGAAAATAAAAAACCACTAGATTATAACAAGTGGTTATCTTATCAAAACACTTTATTGCCAGAAAAGCAACAGAGCGAGTATTTAAATTATTTAAAAAAATGGTATTTAGAAAAATCAAAAGTAAATTCTGAAATTAAAAAAACTTTTAAACAACAATATATAGAATTATTAAAAGATTTAAGTTTTTTATTTGGTAGTACAGAATTTGATTCTTTTTTATCTCAATTAGATACGTCAAATGATGAAGAATTGATATTTACTATTCCTTTCTTTGCAAAAAAATTAAAACAAGTAGCTATAGTATTTTCAAAGAAAAGAGAATCTGTAAAACAAGCAAAATTAAAATATAACTTAATAGGATCCAATTCTGGTCTTGAAAAAATGTTATATGAATACATTTTAAAAGGATTTACAAAAACAGAAAATAATATATCACAAGTTCCTGCTTCTAAATTTTCAAGTTATTTTCCAGAGCTTTCTTCTGTCAAAAATAAATTCTATATAGAAATAGAAGAATTACACGATAAAAATTCTTATTTAGGTTCGGATAGTAGTGTTCCATTAGAAAGTTATGTTGAGGTTGAAAGAATATCAGAAAAAATATTTTCAAAACAATTTGAGGATCTTACTGATGAAGAAATTTTAAAACTATTATCTACTAGATATCTAACAAAAATATCTAATTCTTTTTTATCTAATACATTTGTTAATTTTTTAAACAACGATGTACCAAATTTAACATCCGAAGATTTATTCAATCAAAGCGTTTTAAATATATATAATCAAATAGAAGCATCTAAAAGGTACATGAGTCAACCGTTATATGGATTGACTGCCATAAAGTTAAAAGATTTAGACGTTTTTGATAACTATCTAACTTTAGATTTTAATAGTGGAAATAACTGGTTTTATTGGCCAAGTGGTTCTCAAATGCTGGACGACTCAAAGTTTAATAACATATACTCTGAAATACCCATAAACGAATCTAGTTTTGTTACTTCTGGAGCTACTGCTGGAGATGATTATACTAATTCAGATTTAATTTTTACTGATAAAAATGGAGTTGTTGAGGGAGCATGGCTTAGAGGAGAGCATAAGACAGATCCAGAAAAGATTAAAATGACTTTGACGGTCAAAACAGGCGAGAAAAAAGAATTTATTTTTCCATATCCGGGTATAGATTTTTCAAATAAAACAAATGGTTTTTTAGGATATTTAGTTGACGATACTGATAATAATTTGTTAAACATTTTAGAACCAAAAATTAGAGAAAAAATATTATCAGATTATTTTACATCATCTTTACCAACTTCATCTTGTGATCCAATTTATATAAATAATACTTCTTTGGTGGAATATGGTTCTCACGCGGATACCTTTTCTGATACTGCTGACAATATCATAAAAAAACCAAAGGATTATTTTACTTCATCAATATATTCAGAAGGACAGCAGGGAGAAATAGAACAAGCATATTTATATAAATTTGATAAAACCGACTTGCCGATTAAAACAGGATTAAATCAAATATATTGGCCTTTACAAACATTTGAAGATGAAAATAATATTAGTTTAACTGTAAATAATAAATTTTGTCTTCCCGTATATTTAAGAGATTTTGACATATCAAAATCAATGGTAGGTGCTATCGCTGGATTAAATTTCTCAACTGCGGATGTTATATACAAATATAACACCAGAAACTCAGACCCAACAGAAGCAGCTTGGCTTGGATCTCCATCAATATCAAGATTAGATATGATGGCAAATTCAAAAACTATATACGATTTCGATGCTGTAAATTGTGCTCAGTATATAGATGGTCCGATACAGGCTTCTTTATCCATGATGGTTAAACCATCTGAAAAAATATCATTTGTGTGGATGGATGAAGATACATATGCCGATGAAGTATTTAAATTTTTTGAACATAGTCCATCTTGTCCATATTTAAAAAATTTCCCACACAATTATTATAACGATCAAGATTACCAAAACAATCAACCTATTAATGATTTAAAACATTGGCAAAAATGTAATTGTAAATCTGTAAATTACTCTCCTATTGGTCACAGTGGAGATAATGTATTTGATTATAATGGAATGGCGGATTACTTGTTTGCAGATCCAGATGGATTAGGGGTGGATTTTGCTTTAAACAGTTGGGTTGATACTAGAGGTTATACAGCATTTGAAAGTCCTCAATTTTCATATTATAAATTAGATGGAAGCAACAAATCAGATACAAATGTAGGGTGGGGTACTGGAGAATGGAAAACTGGAAATGGTAAAAAAATGGTTTTAAAAACCGGAAGAAGATATACATATTACAGAACTCCATTAAGAACAATAACCGGAGAAACTCCTTATTTTGTAGTTAAATATTCTTACAAGAATATAACTGGTTTATTAGGACCGACAGATGGGTTTGATTTGGTTATAATAATTGATAATAGTAGAAGTCAATCTTTAACATTGCAAAACACTAAAGATGCTGTTATTAAAATAGTTGATAAACTATTAACTAATAATTCTAACATACAAATAGGTTTAGTTGAATTTAATTCAGTAGCAAATAGATTGTCTTTCCTATCAAACCAGAAAGATGCTCTTAAACTTTTTGTAAGTCAACTTCAAACCCCTACAGATCCAGATCTTTATAATACAAATATATTAGGAGCCTTTACGTTGGCTGAAACTTTACTGACAACAAAAATAGAAAACACATCTAGTGATGAATTTTCGGGTGTTAAAAATTTATGTTCTAAATTGAATTTTTATATTTTAGATTTAGCAACCGGAAATAACATTTTAAATGCTCCTCAAACAAATAAGCCAAAGAAAATATTGATATTTAGTGATGGCGTTGAAAACACTATTCAAATTGATAGCATTTTGAGTACCTCAGATTTAGCTAAAATTCAAATTCCATTTGAAGAAATAGAAATTAAAAATTTAACAAATCAAATTTCAGAATTAAATATAAATTTAAGTTCAGTTCTTCAAGAAAAGCAACAAATTTTAGAAGAAGAAACTAATAGTTTAAATGAACTATTAACCCAAAAAAATAAATTGGAAGAAGATAAAAATGAACTTTTATCTAAAAAATCAATATACGAAAAAGAACAAAGAAATTTAAACATACCAACAAATGAAAAAGTTTTAAATCTTAAAAGTCAATTAAATTCTTATAATTCTCAAATAAATTCATATAATTCAAATTTAAATACAAATAAAACTGAATTAAACTCTTTATTAACTACGTATAATAATTTAAAACCAAAAAAACGTAATAAAGCAGTTTCTTTAAAAAAGAAAATAGATTATTTACAAAATCAAGTAACTTCAATTACAAATACTTTAAATAATTTAAAAAATGCTTTGGTTCAAAAATCAAGTCAGTATAATTACGAAAACACTTCATTTCAAAGTTCAACTAAAGTTTACAATCAACAAACCGGTGAAGTTAATTTGAATTTAAATAAAATAAATTCTCAAATAAATAACATAGATAATATCTTATTAAATATACAATCAAAAATAACACAGGAAATAAATGACGATCCTTTAGATGAGATATTATCTCTTGATGTTTTATATGAAGATATAAACACCAATAAAACAATATTAGAAAGAGTTTTATTAGTTGAACAAAAAAATTTAGAATCTAAAAAAAGAATAGTAGAATCAAATTCTAATAATTCTCAAATATCAAATTTAGTTAATGGAACAAATTTATTATTAGATTTCATAAAAGATTTAAAAAAAGCTGTACAAATATATTCTGTAGATATTGGTTACAAATCAATTGAAAGCGACATTATGGAAAAATTCGCATCTACATTTTCAATGTATTTCAATTTACAGAAATTCTTAAAAGATGGCGATGGAGACTTAAATTCTTTTATTGATTATATCTCAATGAGAATAATTGGTTCTATGCCTGTAATACCAGTATGGTATAAAGCAGTGAGAGATGAATACGGAACATGGAATGCAAAATATGACGACTATGGAAACTTAGAAGTAAGTGATATGCAGTTAAGACCCGGTGATTACATCAGTTATATTCATAAATCTTCTGTTTCTTATTTTAATAACGAAAACATTCAAACAAATTTTTCAACTCCAACGTTATCATTTACTATAAATTCAAAATTAGATGGTTGGAGTTATGAAGCTAATCAATTTTCTCCAGATTACGTAGGTGAAGATTATGGAGCAAGACCATTCTGGGCTAAAGTTAATGTAAGACCTAATGAAACAGATAATTTTAGAAAAGATACCATATCTTTTGGCGGTAAAATAAAGTTTGTTGATGATTATCTACCTATACAACAACCAGACGTTTCCAGTTTATATTTTGAAAATGGAAATTTAATAGAATATGTAAGAAAAATACCAAAAGATTTAATATGGAAACAAAATATAACTTTATATAATACAATAACTGGAAGTAGATGGAATAAATTGATTTTCTCAAAAACATTCTCAAATCTTAAAGATGTTTTATTTAAACAAGATTTGGATGGTGTTGTAACACCAAGTCCGGAAGCAAGTAATTTAGTTTTAGAAAGCTACAGTACATTTAAACCAGCTTATTATAACTATTATGCTAGAAACGCATTTACTTACACTCAAGGATTGTTAAACAAAAATAGATGTTTGGAATCCTATGTTGTATACAATACAGCGGTTTTAATTGAACCTTCAAACCCAACAGAATGCTTGGTTAATACATTTAATCCTTCAGTAGCTACAATGCCTCTTCCTTATAATATAGTTTCAGAAAAGGAAGTAAGTCATTATTTCTTACCTGAGAATTTAGGAGCATCTTTTTATAGAGGAAAAGGATATAAGATGTCAATCGATAATGGTAAAATAAATTACTTTAAAGGATTGAGCGCGGAAAGTACATATTTTGATTTAGAAAAATACGGACCTAGACAAAGAGGACTAACCAAAAAAGACCAATTATCATTAGCTAAAATTGATGAGATAGATAATAGTTGGATGAATGAACCATATAGTAGTGCTGAAAAAGCTGGAGTTATGATAAACGTACCAGAAAATCAAAAAATGACTCCTTACCAATCCACATACGAATTAAAAAATAAAAACGATTATGGATTATCTAGACAGAATGATCAATTTGAATTCTGGAATCCAAAAAATCCTCCAATTTGGAATGGTACATCAGAACATCCATTAACATTTAGAAAAGAATTACTATTAAATTCTTTCGTAAAAAGAAAAAACGAATTGTTAGTCGGTAAAGGTAAGCTTCAAAATTGGAGAAACGATATTTTCGGTAATGATTATGGTTTATATAAACCTAAAAAACCAAATGATATAGATGGAATGAATATCTGGTTTTCAGCCAGAACAGGATCAATATATCAAAACGCAACGTCGTCATTAGAATATGATATAATTTCACAAGATGGAGATTTGGTTAAATTATGGAAAGACGGATCTAAAAAACAAAGAGATTTAATTAGATATTTTGGAAGACCTACATTTAAACAAACTTCTGATCATCAAAATTCATCAATATTATTTAATAATAATGAAGCTTTAGATGTAATGAAAAATACATATGAAATAAATCATAGTACTTTAACATTATTTGTTTTAGCTAGATTTAATGGTTTCGTAGACGAAAAGACAAACGTCATGCTTTCTTTCGGAGATGTTTTAAGTGATAATTTACAAAAAACTTTAGATGATGCAGCTTTAGCTATAGCATTAAAAGAAAATAGAAAATTATCATTTGTTTTTGGTAATATTTCATTACCACAAAACAGTTCAATAAAATTAGAAAATGATGATTTTGATGTTGATGTTACTAAATTTCACTTGTATGAATTAGTATTTGATTCTTCTATGTGTTATTCATATATAGACGGAAATTTATTTTCTAAATCCGAATCTCCATTGCAAGAAGATAGAATATATGCAACAAAAGGATTGTGGGCTGGTTCCTATATTTTAGGATCTCTCGCATCTAGATGCGAAATATCAGAAATAATTTTATATAATAAGAAATTCTCTAATAGAGAAAAAGATGATATGTATTCTTACATAAGATCGAATTATAAAAATATATTATAATTTAATCATCTCTATTAGGTATAAAGATTTATTTAAATTTGAAATTACTTCCTCTGCCGTATTGTTTATTCCAGATTTAATAGATGATGTGTAATTTTTAAAGTCTTGGCTTGTTAATATTCCCTTAAATCCGGAAACCATGACTATAAAATTTTTAGCTATTGTTTCATCATTACATAAAACAGATTCATCAAAAAGATTTAAATTGTTTTGATTGAACGGAACATTAACTTTTTCTACATTAGAAACTCCAATTATTTCCTCTTGCAGTTTATCAAATAAATCGGATAAAGTAGAATACGTGTCTCCTAAAATCTCATGTAGATTTATATTTAAAGTATACCAATGTAATAGTTTTACATTAGATAAAAAATTATTCAAATAACATGCAAATTGCATTGTATTATTGCTAGATTGTACTTTTATAATTTCTATTTCCATATGTTTAATATATCGTTTGACATTTCTTTAAAAGAAATATCATAAAGGTTTTTATCTTTACTCAACAAACTTAGTTGTTTAATTATATTTATCAACTGAATTTGTGTGGAGTATTTTTCTGTTATTTTTTCTATCTTATCTTCTAAAGTTTTTACATATGTTATATCTTTAATTTCTATAAATTTTCCATCGTTATAATTTCCATGCCATGTGTATTTTGTGAAATCTTTATACTGATCAGGAACTTCTATAGTTTTAAAAAAACTTTTAGTTTGATCTGGTATATTATCTCCAAAACCAATAAATTTATTTTCTAAATTAAATAAAGCAAACATATTATGTATATGTATATCTTATAACATAACCCGGAGGTAATTCTGGTAAAACTCTAGTTAACGCCCAATCGTTTTTAGATATGTTGGAGAAACTAAATATGTTTATACCAGAAATCGATATCGGAGCTTTTGTTAGAGTTACGTTCATATCTCTTTGTGTACTACTAAAGTTTTCTGGTGTTGCGTTTACCACAACTGAATTTTCCATTATCGGCTGAATACTTGTATAATAATGTGCTATCACATGGGCTGTAGTAGCCAACATGAAATTTTGCGGTGGAAAATATTTATTTAAATAATTAAAACATGAAGAACACAACGATTGAAAATCGGATTTCGTAAAAGATCCAATAAAAATAGAACTGTAAGTTCTTGATATATTTGTATTTAATTGAACACAAAACTGATGCTTGGTCCAATATGAACTCATTGTTTGTACAGTAGCATCAACAAGTTTATACCTAAACATTTCTTTAGTGTTAAATTGATTATATGCTGTTGTTAATGTAGGTATGTAAGAAACATAATCATCAAAATATTTTTTATAGTTATCTTCTATATTAAAAAAAGTTGATGATAAATTACAAATTTTAGCATCTAAAATCATTGCGTTGTAATTATGTTTTCCAACAGAATCTCCTACGCATTCATCTTTTTTTATTTCAAATGTAAAGGTTCTCATATTATATTTGCTTATCAAATTTCCAACTACAATCCGATATTATAAATTTCAATCTTAATAAATCAGTTGTTTCGTATTCATCTATATAATTGTAATATAAATTTGCTTTGATATATGGTCTATATGTTTTTACACCAGTTTGATCAAAATTGCAAGTTACTTGTTGTGAAACTGTACATGATATAGAACCTCCGCAGTTGAAATCTCCATTATCACACCCAACAGTTCCTCCGAAATACCTCACTACGCAGGGTCCAGACGCTATGGTGTCAGCTGTTTGACATAAGGTTGAATCTGATACTGTTGCTGGTTCGGACTCTCTATCTTTTCTAGTTTTTCCAGATATAGGAGATTCAAAAGAACTATTTGTTCTTCTAATAACATGTATTATACATTCTTGAGTCTGTAAATAACAAACTCCATTAGTACAATTATCGGATAAAACAGAAAAATTACTATTAACCCATTGTGTTATTGTTGTTATATAAGAACTATTTTGTTGTTGACTGATTGTTAATACGTGTGGATAATAAATTATTAAAGGTTCTATCCAATTTGCACTATTTGTTTCTACTGTAGTGCTCATGCTTTTCCATTTATCTAAGGATGCTTGTGCTTTTGATATATTAGTTTTTAACTCTAAAGAAGTGTTTTTATAATATTCAACAAACGGACTCCATAAATTATTAGCACTTAATTGTATTGAATTAGCCCATTCATCAAGATATAAATAATTGTTATTTATTGCTGATAACGCATCACCTATAGAATCTGAAGATGTTATTAATGTAAATGAATAGCTCATATCTTTTTATTAAAATACCAAGTATTATTTAAAGTTTTAGAATACATTAATCCCAGTGATGTACATGTATGTCTGTCATTACAAATTCTTTCGTGTCTAACTGATAGTAGTTTTTGACCAGTAACTGGACATGAAAAAGGTCCGCTAACCCCTCCAGATGCGCTTTTACCGCAACCATCATAAGCATTAGTACACCAGTGGCGTTTATTCTTTCCAGATCCGCTTGTATGATTGCATCCTCTAAATGCTTGACCGCAAGTATTAGGACCGCAAGACAATTGAACCTGTTTAGGTGGTATTACACAATTTTCTTGATATTCTTTATAAAAATATCTATCTAATCTAAATGGTATCAGTTGATATAGATTAATATATACATAAAAATCTTGCGTTGGAGAAAATTTACTAGATGGAAAATTTTCATTTAACCAATCTAATATTATAGTGCTTGGGTATACGTTTTTATTATTATTCCACTCATTAACTTCTATTAATTTATTATAAAAAACACTTATTGGTCTAGTCCAACTAGAACTTAATGATTGAATGTATGAATATAAATTGTTAAATTTATCATAATTAGCTTTTATATTATTATTTATCTCCGTATATTTTGCGCTATTTTCACTGAAATATGTAAAATATTCATTAAAATAATTTACATGAGTTTCAAAACTTTTAAGAGATGACGATAAGCTTATTATATTATGGTTTATAATTTTATAAGAATTTGATAAACATAAATTTTCATCTATTAAGAATACGCTTCCGCATTCAGTTTGTGTTTTTTTAAATTCTTTAATTTCTTCTATAATCATAACCAATTTATTTTATATAACTCAGTATTAGCTGGAGATATTTTAGATATGTTTTCTCTTATTGATTCTTCTATAATCATTTTTATATCATCATTTACATTAAAATTATATAAATTTATGTTATAGTATTTACTTTTACTTCCGGGTGTTTGCAATTTTAACCAATGAGCAATTTCTTCAATATAACTTCTTTCCCCCACAAGCATATTCCAAGATAAATCTCTATCTTGAGCTACAAAAGATGAAGAATAATATAATTGTTCTTGTTCACCAACAGTCAAAGATTTATTATATAGTCTTAAATCTGATATTTTACCAACAAATTTATAACCATCGTTAATATCTATAATATCGTTAAGTGTTGTATTTCTAACAGTCTCAGCACCCAAGAGCAATGATGTTCTATATTTGTAATATATTTGATATTTTTTTGGTTCAAAAAATTCTTGATGAGATAATACATTATCTATATATGTTTTAGCATATCCTTCACTGGAATTAAAATTTAAAATAAAGTTATGCCATCCAGATGATAAGTTTTCTGTTTTTATCGGTAAAATCAATAAATTTTTATTTTTACCGTTTGGATTTGCTATGTTAACTTTCCAACTTAATTTCTTATTACTAGAAGAATATCTTCTTAAGAAGTTATAACCCGTAAAGTCACCATCGGCTAATATTTTAACATCTTTTCCAATGTTTAATCCTTTTAAATTAAGTTTTATAACTAAATCTCCATAATCATTTAGAGTGTATAATTGAGAATCTAAAGTATCTAATAAAATTAATCTATCTTCTGTAGCTTTTAACGTAGCTTCACAAGTATTAGAATTTATATCTCTAGGAACTCTTACAAAATTTAAATATCTTCTTCTTTTTGTATAATCATAACATGGGTCTTCTGGTAAACTTGAAGTAGAACCTATTCTTTTCGGAAACCCAGATGCTATCTTATTTAATTTAGTATCTATTTTTGTTAAGCTATCTTGACCATGTAAAATCCATATATTATTTTGAGCGTCACATGTTAAATATTCGACAAATCCTATATTACCAAATACTTTTTTATTTTTATATAGATTTCCGCCTACTATTTCCCAAACATTATCTTCTGAATCTAAAACAGAATGTGTTCCGAATAAAGAAAGAATCTCCCCTTTAGAATTTATTTCTATTCGATTTGTATTTTCATCTAATGTTAAATTTTCAATCAAAACTCCGTATGTATTAAACACTACACATTTTTTTGTTTTTACATCGAAGAAATAAACATTTTCATTAGAATCTATCTCTATTTGAGACACTTCATCTAGTGATTTTAAATTTTGTGTTAATAAATCGGTTTCGTCAAATCCAACTTTAACTGTTGATTGGTTATCAATATTAAATTTTATACCTTGAATATTTTTCTTGTCGAATATCCAATAATTAAAATCATTTAATCTTTGTATATAACTATTTTCTGGTGTATTTTGATTTTTTAAATCTGTATAAATTGTATTTAAATCGGCTACATTCAATAAAGAAAATCTATAGTTTAAATTATAGGCAGTATTATTCAAAGAATCCATCAGTGTTATAATTGGAGTAGTTATAGAAGATTCATTTATTAATCCATATCCACTATCATAGTAATTTCCAAAAATTTGAGATCCTTCTATATAATTCCAATCATTAACATTGATCCACATAGAAACTGTTAAATTATAAGGTTCAAGTAATTCTGTCGTTGCGGGAAAAAGAACATGATTTGAACCATCTAATTGAATATAATAATCTTTTAGGTTAGTTTCTTTATTATTATAAACTATTCCGTAGTAATCTTCTTTATAATCATATTTTAATTGATCAGAAGTCCAATTTGTTATTTGTAAAATTGAAGATGCAGATAGATAGTTTAAAAATTGAATTCTGTTATTCTGCCCAATATGAAAAAAGTTATATAAAACACCCGGTTCTAAATACATTTGCGATGGAACATCAAAAGTATAATTTAAAGATGGATCTAATTTATCATGATATACTAATGCTTTTGTTGATAACGCTTGATCCATTGTAAAATAAGCAGCATTATAATATCTATCCATCCAAACTTTATCTCCATTTAGACTTCCAGACAACCAAGAACATAACCAAGTATTTGATTCTATTGGTATTGATTTAGGTTGATTTGAATCTGGAATTAATTCTTTATAGTTTTGAAGTTTAACGGAAAGTCTATCCGAGTTATAAGGTATCTCACCGGCTATAGCTCCATCCTCAATTAATCCAGAATCCATAATATGAATTCTTTCTGCTGTAGGAGGAAAATAAAATTCAGTTACATTATCAGGTTTAAACTTATACTCTAACGTATTTGAAACGAATCCTAAGAATAAATTTTGTAAACCTCCGGTTTGATTAGAGCCGGAAAAAATTTGTTCATATATTCTTCTAACTCCTCTTTGATCATCTAAAAGAGTAGCTCCAAAACTATAGTTATATTCCGGAGTTTGATAATTTTTTAATGAGTGTATTGCTAGTGGGTATTCAGCAAAAACATCTCCGTCTGTTAAATTTTCATTTGGAAAAATTCCAATGTAATTTTGCGAATATTCTTGTGATGCTATTTCTTCATCTAATACTAACGAATTTTTTTCATCTAAAGGAGTAATTTTATATTTTGCTAAAAAACTGTTTTTTATGTTGTTATCGTAAGCATCTAAATTTTTATCATAACATAATAAATTAAAAGATGCTTCTATCGGAAATGTGCTTGCTGATAATAAATTTGATATATTTTTAAGAACATATTTTCCATTCGTTTGATCGGTATACATTACCGCATTTCTAAATCTGTAAACTTCGTTTCTGTCATCTATTTCAAATAAAGATATAGAATTTTCTCCTAAAAAATAATCAAATTGTTGTGCTTGGTTTTCAGGAAAGATTTTAGGTTGAAATTCAACACCATTTATCATATTCTCAGATTTACTTGTTAAGTAATAATCCATGTAGTTTTTAACCATTACATGTCCTTCTGGATAAAAAATAAAAGTAAAAATATCTTTATCATTAAATCTGGTGTCACTTGAAGTAACCATACTAAAATAGAGTCCATTGTCCTCTATTTTTACTACAGTAGACGATGCATTATTTTGAAATGTCCCTACTGGAGTTTTAATCGTTAACAAATAGTTTGAATCTTTTTGTGGTATATTATCTTCCAAAAAATCTCTAGATTTTTTTAGGTTTGTTAAAAACATACCCGCATTGTGATTTGATGAATAATCAGTACAATCATTTAAACACTCTGTTAAATTAAAAAACATACCATTTTTAGTTAAAATGGGTGTTTCTTTTAATTTTATTTGTTCTCCAATAATAGAAAACTTTACTGGTTTCCAATATATTGATGAAAGGTTAGTGTAGAAATTTATATTTGAAGAAGACATTTATGAATATTTATTATTTTTTACTATTATAAGGATATGTGATAAGAATTTTGGTAATCTATTTTAGCAAAAGGTATAAAACTATCTACTTTAACAACTTCAAATAGGTTTATATCTTCTATCATTATACTGAATAGTGCTATATTGTATGTATTATTTCTAAATATAAAAGAAACATTAAATTTATTAGTATTATTATTGTATGTTATTACTGGTGTTTCAACATCTGGTATTTTTCTACCCCAATCTGTTGAAGATGTAAATTTAAAATAAAATCTTTCTTGAAGTCTAGAATATAAGAAACCGGTTTTACAATCAAATTCTTTAAATAAGAAAACAAATTGAAGAGAGTCAACTTCTTGGACATCAAACACTAAATCTACAAAATATACTTTTAATTTTTTTTCATCAAACCAATATTTTGTTGTTGTATTTTTTACTCTGGTGAAAAAATTATTATTATTATATGGATAAACTTTGTAATCATTATCAATATAAAATTTTTCTATTATATAACCATTATTTGTTTCAATAAAAATAACATCATAAAAAACATCAAAATTTTTTATATTATTATTTATTAAATCGTTATAAAAATAAGAATTTACATTTCTATATTTTTCAAAAATAGAAGATAAAGACTCAACAGATGATTCTATAGAACCATTTACTTTTCTCAGCCAAAAACTTCCATCATTTATTTGATCATTATAAACACTCACTTATATATTTATAATCAAATATCAATATCTTCCACAATCAATTTTAAATCCTCTTATACTTGATACACTAGAACCAGAACCGGATAAATTAGTGGATACAGTCATAGAAAGAGCATTAGCAGATCCTATTACGTTAATATTTCCACCTATTCCAGCGGAACCACTTACGTTAACAGATCCAGTGGTTGTAATGTTATTAAGAGAATTTATTACACCTTTAACTGCTAAATTTCCACTTACGCTTAAGTTGTTAGTAATTATTGCATTATTAGCGGTAAATTGGTTTGCGCTTAGAACGTTAGAAGAAATCGTTGAAGATTCTACATTAGCTCTTAATGTGTCTAATTTAAACGTTTGATCAGATGTTTGTATATTTGTAGTGGAAGTAGGATCTGATGTTAATCCACTAAATAAAGTCCATTTATTATCAGATGCTATTCTCGTTAAGCCTGTATACTGATAAGTTCCATTGTTAAAAGAACCGACTAATCCTATATCATTTAAATTTAAATTATTGTTTTTTGATATATAAATAATAGGATCATCTATATACAAATTAGTAGTATTTATTTGAGTGGAAGAACCCATTACAAATAAGTTTCCATCTACTAATAAATCTTTTTTAAACCTTACATTATCGTTTGCTGTTAATCCACCATAAATGGATATATTATTTTTTGCGCTGATTAAATCGGAAACTGTTAAATTACCTTTTATATATGTATTATTGTTTATATAAACACCTGATAAAAAATCTATTGTTAATGTATTATTTCCATTATTTGTAACATTATAATTGTCAGCGAGTATAACACCATTATAATTTGATATTATATTTTTAATATCAATTAAATTAGTTGATGTTATAGTAGGTGTTGATAAAGAAATTGAACTTATATTTCCCGATACAGTAAGTTTGTTTTTATAATCGGTTGTTCCTATGCTTATGTTGTTTCCGGATAATGATAAACTTTCAGCACTAGACCATGATCTTATACCTTTGTTATTTGATATTGGTAAAAAATAAATTCCAGTCAACCCAGAATTTAAAGAAATAGGAAATCCTAAATTTGGTTCAGCGTCAGCTAAACCCAAAAATTCATATCTATCATCCGAAGCACTTAATGGAGAATTTACTAAAATTCTTCCGCTAACTAATTGTGCTTTATTTCCTTTTGACATATGTTATTCGTTAACAGTTTCTAAAATTGATAATGTTAAATTTATGGAGTCTGTATTAACAGAACTAGCAACTAAAACGTCTCCTTGAGCTAAAACCATTTTTCCTACCGTTAAATTTGCAGCATCGTATTTTGGAATTTGAAAATTTTTAATTACATCGTAATAGCTATTTGTTTGATTTAATGCTGATACACCTAATGTTATTGTTTGAGTTTGTGATGTTAAATTGCTTCCTATAGCGGATAATATTATAGACGCTCTTTTCTCTGGAGCTACATAAACAGCAGTTGCTGTTGTTTGTAATTTCGCAGAAACTCTTTTAAAATTATTAAGTGGTATTTTCATGGTTATTTATTATATTTATTCCATTGCTATAGCGAATGGAGTAAACAACGAAATTACTGATCTATCAAAAGTATATCCTTCTATTCTATTATTATCTTGAGATATAACAAAATTTTTACCGAAACTTACATTTCCGTTTTGATCGACAGAATTGAAGTATACTATTCCAGACGCAAAATCTTCAGTTGTATCGTAGCAAACTTCTAAATCTTTATTAGTAACTCCACCTAAAGACGGAATAGACTTTTTAAGAACTATACCACAACCAACATATTCAAAATTATGAGAATCTGATGTTATTGTACTTCTAAGATAGAAATTTGTTTTTGTGCTTGCTGGTATATTAACTAATATGTTTTTTGGTAAGTTAATTCTATATTGAGAATCTGTTATTTTAGTCGGTTGGTCTAAAATAGGTAATCTTATTGAACTTAATGGATTGTTGTTTACTAAAAACTCTACAATCATTCCTTGAGATGGAGATTTTGCTAATCTATTGTTATTAGCGGTTAATTCATATATAATAGTTTCTGTTAAGTTTGTAACATCTACATAATCAGCTGATAAAGGATAAACTTCAGCTAGTGTAACACCGGATAAAACTGGTACTGGTGAAACACCTAAAGCTACAAGTCCTGATAAACCAAACATGTTTGTGCATGAATCAGATATACATTTTCCTCCGCTTTCGCATAATATACCTTGAGAACAGCACGTAAATAATCCATTATTAGCATTTACATTACCGTTATTTTTTACCCAAATTCCTTTTCCTCCTTCTACTATTGCATTAAAGTCATTTACATGTAATGTTCTTTTATATAATCCTTTTACTAAATTGCCATCCACTCTTATAGCATGACCACAATCTAATGACAATCCAGATACTGGAGAGTTTAATATTACTTTTTTAGAAACATCTCCGAGATATTTAAAAGTATCTAAAACTAGATCTTTCGTTAGAATGTTTGATGAGCTTACTTTATTAAATAATAAATTTGAGTAATGCGTTGTGGATGCTGTTGTGTTGGAAGATAAATCAAATATGAAAGAATCAATCATAAGATTCATTTCTTTTTTATATTCATCTAAATATGTTTTTTGTAAAACTTCATAATCTGATTCTTGTACATAAGCATAAGCTTCTTCTAAAATAAACTGTCTATTACTTGAAAGTAATAAAGCACTATTTATATATGAAGAAGATAATGATGTTACGGGTGAAACTAAAACAGTTGACCCGTTTAGATAATTTTTTAAATCAACAAATTGGTTATTAATAAAATAATGAATTGTTCCCGATATATTCGGAACATCTTCAAAAACTTCATATTTAATAACACCGTATATATAATCTAATGTAGATAATAATGCTTGTTTAGTAGATATGTTATTATCGTTTGGTAACATTAAACTTGATGTATTATTATAAAATGTCTTTCCAGCTTCTAAAATTAATCTATTTGAATTAGCGGAAATATCATAAATTAAAGAATTTAATATAACTTTAACGTCACGGTAAAAATTCTTTTCTAAAGATGGACTAAATACATCTATTCCAAAATTTTGTAAAACATATGGTCTTATAGAAAAAATATCATCTTCATTTTCGTAATAACTTCTTTTGTTTTGTAGATAGCTTATTACTTCTTGAAATGCTGGTATAGTCATCGGAGAGAATGGTTCTAACATTCTTGTTCCGGTAATACCATAATTTATAACAGAAAACGAATTATCATATAATTTTTCAAACATATTATATGATTGTGATGTTGCGGTTTTTGAAAAATCAAAAACTTGATTTACATTTATCTGTATAGGTGATTTTAAAGCATTTATACTAAAAGTAACGCATTCTACTTTAGGTTCTACTAGAAAAAATGGTATTTCGGATGGTCTATTCATCTCAAACCCTAAAACATAATAAGCTCTTATATATTCGTCATCTGTTACGTTTATAATATCTATATCTGGACTTATAAATTTTGGGTATGCTATGGCAGCTGATGGATTTAAATTTCCTTTAAATGTTATTCCGCCTACATAACATCCATCATTTATCCATATTGTGTCATAATATGGATCTTCAGGTCTTATTATTACTCTTTTTTCATTTTCTCCTACTAATGTAGTTTTTCTAGGTAAAAGTAATGGATTTTTTTCAACATATTCTCCAGAATTTAAATGTATAGTATATCCATTAAATGTTGGATTGTCATTTATGTATTTTAATGCTTTTTTTATTGTTTTAAATGGAGATGTTAACGAAGTTCCAACATTAAAAAAGTCGCTTCCAGTTGGGGATACATAAACAACATAAGCTCCCGTAAATCCATTAATAGAATTTAATTGAAGTTTATATGTTCTATCGCCGCGATCTAATGCAATAACATCACTTGGAGTTGCGTACGTAGCTAACGGTAATTCTGAAATTGTTGTATCCGACATTATATATATTTATATTAAAATATTAATCTTTATAAAAAGAATACGTAAACATCATCACCTTCTTTTACAACAGAGAAATTTCTAAAAGCACCATTTTCTTTAGATATGGTATCATAAAACTTTGGCCATTCGGACATTGTAGTTTTTGCTACTTTACCTCTGTAATCAATAAGAATTGGTTTAACTTCGTTATCTTTTGCTATTTTTTCAATTAAATCTTGTCTGTTCGTTTCTTCTGCATCTAACAATAAAAAATCAACACAATTATTTTTATATAAATTTACATAATCTCTTACTCTTTGTGCGCAAGAGCAAGAAGGATTAACAGATGCGCTTTCAATATCATTTTCTATTACGGTTGCAAATGTTTTGAATTTTTCTCTAAACTCGCTTCCGTAATTTGGTTTAATAAGTTCTAAAAAAACTGCTCCTAAATTTCCATGTTGCAATAAGTATTCTTTTGTCATAATAATATTTATAAAATTAAAGTATAAAATTCAATTCTGATGATGTTATAGTTGGAGTATTAGTTTGTGGTTCTGTAATACTAAACCCTACATTACTAACAGAAGAATAAGGAATATTAAACGTGTTGTTTATATTTTGTTTTAAAAAATTTAAATGTTCTGAAAACGAAGAATTTTCTTTTTTAAGAATATTGTCAACTATTGGTTTTGCAACTTTTGCTAATTGTAATATAATATCTTCTTCTTGGTTTAAATTTACTAAATCAAAACTAAAAGATTGATATGATTCTATTGGATTTTTGAAAAGATTTGAATAAGGTTTAAATATTATTCTTTCATCATTTTCAATATTTTGTATTATGATTTTTATTTCTGTATTTTGTTCTTCCATATAATTATTTATAATAGTCTTCCTAAAGTAGAACCACTGCTGGTTAAATCATATAAAGCTGAAGCAGATCTTTGTAAATAATAACCAGCTAGACCCCCGGAACCTCCAGTTTTTGTTGCTGAAGATGTTCCAGATGATCCGTTTGCTCCATAATTACCACCAGCACCTCCTGCTCCAGATCCAGTTCCAGATGCTGCTAATCCAGTTAATACTGAAATGTTGTGTCCTTTTCCGCTTCCTCCACTTCCCCCAGTTCCAGAATCGGTACATGTGCTACAACTAGTTGTTCTAGGTCCAGTACATCTACCATATAAACAACTATTATAACAAGGATCTCCCGGAAATGCAGGAGGACAACCATCCATATTATTGCTATCCGTACAACAACAATTTGTTGAACCAAAACAGCCTGTTGAACAGTTACATGAATATGAACTGTAATGTCCGGCTCCTCCCCCGCCGCCGCCACCCCCGGAATATATATTTCCGTTGTTTATTATTTTTAAACTGTTGCATATAGTATTTTGTATATGCAATGCTGATCCTCCAGTACCTCCAGCTGATCCATTTGCTGTTGATCCACCTCCAGCGCCAGCGTATCCTCCTGCTCCTAAAATAGATCCATTATTAGTTATTTGTATTATATCATATGACCTAAAAGAATTTGGAATTACAAAAGCGGGTAACGTAGGATCTGTTGAATATATAGAAACTCCGGAAGGTATATTTATAAAGACTCTTAATTTTTTACTCGTATTAGACCATCCTCTAGATTGCAAGTGAGTATACAAGTTAAAATTAGTTTGCGTTGTTAAATCAACAGCTACCGTATACCAACTTGATAATCCTCGTATTCTTCTCATTTTTAATAAATGAAATTAATATTATATCCTGACGCAACACCTGAAAAAGTACCACCGGATAAAGGAGATACTTCAATATTATTTTGATCAAAAAACGTACCATCTTTAAATAACAACCCACTTGATATTGTTGTTATTACAGTAGTATTTGGTCCCGCTTGATATGAATATAGCGGAGTTCCTGCTGGTGTTGAATCTGGAACAGCATAAATAGTTTGGTTTATCGGCGTAATAGCTGAACTTACATTTGCTGTAAATGAATTGTTAATATTTTCAACTAATAAATTTTCTATTGATGGTATATCATTGTTTTCACTTATATAAATTTCATTAACTACTCCATAACATTTAGTTGCCAATTGGGTTGCTAAATCTTTACTTGGGTCTAAATCAGAATAGCTTATATTGTAATATTGATATTCTGATGATGGTTTTTTAAAAAAAGTGCAATAAGGTTGTACCATTGCTGTTTGATTTGTTGTATCTACACTTATTATAGTTACTGTAATATCAGATGTTTGTATATTATTTAACATATTTATATTTATTGTATTTTACTAGTTGTATAGCCCTAATTTAGTTCCACCTATATTTAGAATTCCATTAACTACATTGGAAGAATTTTCTATGTATTTACCAGCAGATCCTCCTGCGCCACCCGTGTAACTGCCATTAGACCCTGCTGTTCCGTTATTTCCATATGTACCACCATTAGTTGCAGCAGCAGAATTATAACCTTGACCCTTTCCTCCCGAAGATCCTGTATTGTTATATGAATAATTTGATCCACTATCGCATCTTCTACAGTTAGAGCATCCGTTACATGCACAACCAACATCAGGACATCTTAATCCGCATGGGGAGGTGCAACAACCATCGCAACCACCACAACCATAAATATTTATGCCACAATTAAATCCAGTAACTAATGTTCCTCCGTTTCCACCACCTCCGCCACCACCACCATATATAATTCCATTCTGATTATATACATAACAGTTAGACGATAAAGATATTGCAGTTCCTCCAGTTCCTCCCGGATTACCATTAGTACTTCCACCAGCACCCGAAGCACCCCCAGAACCAATTATAGACCCATTATTTATTATTTGTAGTATGTCATACGATCTAAATTGATTACCAACGGTAAAAGCTGGAGTAGATGGATTATTTGAATATATTACAACTCCAGATGGTATTGTTATAAAAGCTCTTAATTTTTTACTTGTATTAGACCAACCTTTAGTTTGAAGAAAAGTATAGAGATTAAAATTAGTTTGCGTTGTTAAATCAACAGCTACCGTATACCAACTTGATAATCCTCGTATTCTTCTCATTTAACATTTAGTTTATTAAATCACCAAATAAATACCAAATATTACTACCAGAATGATAAGCAGAAGCAACAGAATTTGTGAATGCTAGTTTTGTAAAAGTATTATCGGGAGTACTTCTAACTGTAGCACCAGCACCACCAGATAAGGTTACTGTTCCAGTTCCTTGTCTTATAAATGTAACTTCCACGCCAGCAGACAATCCTGTTGGTAATGTAATTACCAAATTAGAAGCAGAATTCACCATAAATGTCTTATCATGATATGAACTATTTGCGGTGACATTTGTGGTTATCGTAGATGGTGCGGTTGGAGTAGTTACTTGAGTTACTAAGTTATCTACTATAGCTGCTATATCGGAATCCAATACTATATTAGTACTAATAGAAGAAAACTGAGTTGTTGTATCGTTCCAAATATCACTATTTCCATCTTTTGCGTATACCACATTTTGAGATGAAATTGTTCCTGTTGATGTTATAGTACCTTCTATTAAAGCATTACCAGCACTAACATGAAGACTTGTTGTTGGTGTTGTAGTACCGATTCCGACTTTTCCATCATTTTTAACTATGAACGGTGAATCTGAAGGATTTGTATCATCACTTAAAAGAATATAATCTCCAGATCCGAGTTGTTTTATATTTAAAGCTAATGTTGAGTTATTAGCATTTATTTGTAATTTTGATGTTGGATTTGTTTCTCCTATACCTACATTTCCCTGTTCTGTTATTCTAAATTTTTCTGTTCCTCCAGTTGCCACTACTATCGGAATTGAAGTGTTGGAACCTATGACTCCATATGTACAGTTTTCAAAATATAATTGGCCTTGAGATGATAATGGTAGTGAAAATTGAAAATCTGTTCTATCATTTCCATATTGTTTAATTTGAACATTTGATGTGGAACTTGAATCATCAACCTTGATGATAGAAACACCTTGATTACTTAAACTTTTTGAAACTATAGAACCATTTGTGTCTTGTACTAATGCATTTCCGGTAACGTGTAAAGATTCAGATGGTGTGGTATTATTTATACCTACATATCCGTCTGGTGTTATATGAATTTGATCTCCGTCAAAAGATCCTAACGTTAAGGGATGATAAGAAGTAGTTTTAACAGATCCTTTTTGATTTGTATCAGAAAATAATTTTGTAGTTACTCCATTTGCTCCTGTCGTGTTAACGGTTACTGTTGGAATATTTGCATTTGTTTTTGTTACAAATAAATCTCCAGACATAGTATCACCAGTTTTTGAAACCTTTGTGCTTAAATTATAATAAGTTGTTTCCCAATTTGATGATAATGATCTGAGTTGAGTATCTATTCCGCTAGATGCTCCTGCATTCCATGCTGCGCTTTGAGAATTTACTAAAGATGTTGATTCGTTCCAACTTCCACTTAAAGAATTTAAATTTGAAATTGAATCTATCCAATTTGCGCTATTTGTGCTTACTGTAGTAAACGTTCTCTGCCAGTTTCCAGAAACAGCTTTTATATCTGTTCCTTGATAATTCCATTTTGATGCGCTGTTTGATAAAACAGTAGAATATACGCTATTCCAACTTCCAGAAAGAGAAGAAAGTGTATTATCTTTATCTATAAAAGAAGCACTATTATTTAATAAAAATGTATATGTATTTTGCCAATTACCAGATAAATCTTTTATATCTGTACCGTCATAAACCCATGTCGTAGCACTGTTGGAAGCAACTATATTGTATGTATCCTGCCATATACTGGATAATTCTTTAATATCAGTTCCTTGATAGTTCCAAGTAGTTGCGCTATTTAAACGGACTAAAGTATAAGCATTTTGCCAATTTGAAGAAACCGATTTAACATCAGTGCCTTGATAGTTCCAATTAATTGCACTATTAGCTAAAACCGTATTATATGTAGAATCCCAGAAAGAAGTTAAACTCTTAATATCAGTTCCTTGGTATTGATTACCATATTTTAATATATTTGAAACTGTTATTTTTTTTGTTTCTCCTTGAGATACTATAGGAAGTACATCTATTAACGTAGATGCGGTTGTCGTTTCTAATAATTGTGAAATCTTCTTTGGCATATTATATTATATTTACTTTTAAACCAATATAAAGTCACCATCTTCTTGAAGAATCGGATCATCATCTTCCGATATTAAAAGTTCATCTTCTTTTATTGGTGGTTGTGGTTTATTTAAATTGCTATTGTAATAGTCTCCTATTCTTAAATATTTACCATCAAATGTTTTAATATAATAATGAGTATCTATTGTTATAATATTATATCTATGGCATAATCCATCATCTATGTAATATGAATTTGATGGTACAAAATTTACACCAGTTATATGTTTATTATACACATTTTCGTTTTCAAATGGTTCTAATAGTTTATAAGGTTTTAAATTTAATCTTTTTAATTTTTTTGGTTCGGATTCCTCTATATCAGCATCTTTATTTTTCCAATTTACAACAATAGGTAAAAGATATTTTGGAGTGTATGTTTCAAATACATATAATAACTTGTCATCAAACCCAAACATTTTATTAGAAACTAGATGGATTTCATTGAAAAATCCTTCGGCTCCATCTACTTCAGGGGTGTTTAGATTTATAGTATATAAAATTTCATTTGGATCTTTGTTTCCAAACTCGTAAAATTTTACAAGAGCATATACTGTTTTTGAAAATTCACTAGTAAGATTATAAACAAATGTTTGTTTAAAGTTTCTAGGATCTCCGGGTTCTGCGGAATACGGTAGATTTAAAGTACTGGAACTTGTTGGTTTATAAAAAAACGTTTGAGTTTTTGAATCTCCAGTTTCGTAATCGAAGATATATTCTATTTTATATATTTTTTTGTATGCAGAAAGGGTTTCCGGATTAAAAGTTATTTTTACGGGCGTAGTTAAATTTAACGTAACCTCATTATAAGCAACGGAATCAACTTCGACATGGTAAGTATCGAACCCCGATAAGGTTGACCATATTATTAGTTCTTGTTGAGTTAATTGTGATAAATCGATTTCACCAGAACTTAAAACAGCAAACGCCACATTATTTTTAAATTCATCTACTTGATCTTCTAAATATCCATCCGCAAAATTTATTAAATTAAATTTTTCATCACTTATTAAATATTTTAATCTATCTATTTCAGATACGTTCCCGATAGAAGATACGAAGACTTCAATTTCATTCATTTATAATAATTATCAAAATGAACAAATTTTTAACTATAAAAAGAATACTAGAACATCTTCTCCTTCTCTTAATATTGAGAAAGTTTTAAAAGATGCATTATCTTCGGCTAAAGAAGTTGCGAAATTTTGCCATTCACTAATTTTTGTTTTTGCTACTTTTCCAGAATAATTCTTATATATTACTATAGAATTCATATGTTCTATAAAATCTACTAATAGATTTTTAGTTATTAAAAAATTATATAGAAAACTTAAATAAGAATCTGCATTATCTTGTATATAATCTATAATTTTACCTTTACATGAGCAATTTAAATTAACAGAAGCGCTTTCAATTTCAGATGAAATGGAAGGGGCAAAATTTAAAAATTCTTGTTTAAATTCTTTATTTTCTTGTAATAACAAGACTGATGCTTGTTGATATTTATTAGTTTCTTTTATTTGTTCTATTGTCATAATATCAATTTATGAAATTTATATCTGATTTTTTAACTGTTAATTTTTTATACAAAAAGGAAGCGAATATATGTGTTATTAAGCCGCATAATAAATTTTTAATAATAAAAAAATCAAAATCTAAATAAATTGGATTATATAAAAAAGAACAGAATAATCCAAACCAAAATGAAGCACATTCTGGACATAAAAACGGTCTTCTAATATATGGAATTCTACTTATAAAGTTTCTTATAGGTTTAAATATTTCTGAAAAACTATACATATAAGAAACACTTAAACTTATACATAAAAAATATAAAACGTTAAATATCATATTCTAATAAAATTTTAATATATTTTTTTCTTATCTCTTTCTTTTTACACTGATCACAGTCATCGTTTTTAATTTCTTTTATTTCTAACAAATAATTATTTTTTAATTCGTGATATTCAACTGGTATTTCCACCGAGTCATCAAAAAAATCTAAAATATATGTTTTCATAATAAATTGTGTTTTTTTAAAAGTTTATAGTATAATGTTGTTGGGATTGGACATTCCATATTACTTCTAATACCATCACCCCAATAACCAGTATTTATAGCTTCATTACACCAATGTATCCCATGAGTCGGTAGTTTAATTTTAGTTTTATTAAAATTTATATCTAAAATAGATTTTATATAATTTAAATCATCAACTCCGAAGAAAGACTCGTTTAATATGTATTGCTGTAAATTTAATTCTGAAATAACTTCTGAAAATATTTTAACTGGTTTTAACCAACTATCATTATTTGAATTTATTTGGTCTTCCGTTTTAGTTATACACCGTTTTAAAAAATTACATTTAGCTGGGCATTTTATAATATTCTGAACCGCTATTGTATTTTTATTTTTTCTAAAAACATATTCGTTTTCATTTAACTCTTTAAAATTTTTAAAACAAGTTACATCCGTATCGCAATACCATCCACCAATTTCATACAATAAATAAAATCTAAATAGATCTGAAAATCCACCACAACTTCCTTTTCGACAATCACCTTTTCCGTTATATAAAAAAACTTTATCTGGATTCAATATTTCAGAAGCATCTTTTTTTATTACTCCGTCTGGTATATTTTCACAATTTTTATTATATAACCAAATAACTACTTCGTGATCATTATCCAAAAAAGATTTTAAACCGAGTTTACCTAATTTGTTTAAATAATCCCCAATCCATAAAAAATTAATTGTCATATACAAAATATGGTATGGGCTGAATAAACTCAGGCCAAAAAGATATAATTTCTTTTAATGAATTTAATTTATCAACTTCTTTATCTATATCTTTTGATAGTTCGTTTCTATATATCTCAAATTCTATCATGTATTCTTTTTTTTCTTCTTCGTCCATATCATCAAATACTTCTTTAGAGGTTAATTTTTTTAATATTTTTTCTTTATGTATTTTTATAATATTTTTCCATTTAAGTTTTAAAGAATTTATAAATAATTCATCTTGAACGTCTATATTTTTAACGTCTATACCTAGATACTCTAAACAATATTTTAATTTTAAATCTGAAGAATCATCAAAAGATTTATTATCAATCGTAAAATATTTATTAACAATTTTTAATTTAAATCTTTTGCTATTTTTTAAAAATTTTTCATGGTTTGGGTAAAAAGAAAGTATAGCTTGATTGTAATAATTTTCGTTATTAACGTCATATAAAAACATATAATCTCTTAAGTCCAGATTAATTTTTAATATTGTATCTGATAATGATAATATATATTCATCATTATTTTCAAGATCTATTTTTTTATCATTCAATATATCCTCGATGTTTATATAATCTGGATTTAAAATGTATTCTATTCCTGTTATATTTTTATTTTTAATTTCAAAAACTGTATCTAAACATACGTTTATAATTAAATTTTTGTTTTCATAAAATGTTTTATTTATTTTTGTTAAATTTAAAAAGTTAGAATTTATTAAATAAACAAATTTACTTTTTTTATTATTTTGATATAAAACCTTTAAACACAATCCTGAATTTAATAGTTTTTGAACGTGAGATTGTGCTGTAGTCATATAATAATATCCTTTTCCAATAAATTTAATTTAATAATTTCATATTTTTCTAACATTTTCTTTAAAATTATTATACAATTCACTTCATTATTTTTTTGGTTTTGCTTTATGGTGTTTATAACGTGTCTATCAAATCTTGAGTATAAATCCCCATCACTCCAAATTTTTTTAGATCCTATCAAATGATAATTATTTTTTTCTATAAAAATCTTTTTATATAATCTATCTATAGTTAGATTGTATTTTTCATCTATCCAATTAATTTTATTTTCAAAATAATTATTTAAAATAGGTTGGTTTCCAACCCAATTTTTATCTTCAAATTTAGAATTTTTTGGCGGTGGAGCTTTGCTTAAATCGATTAAGTCTTTCTTAATATTATCTCCTAAGAAAGTATTATCTATTATCATAACTCCCGCGTTAAATATCTTATTAGATTTAGTTTGGTAATACTCCGAATAAGATACCATTTGGCTAACACCAAATTTTATATTATCATCACTTAGTAAGTGATTCATATCAATTTCAAATATTATATCACAATCAAAATATAATATTTTTTTATATTCTTTTAACGTAAAAATATCAAACCTATATGTGGGTTTAAACTCTTTCCAATCCCTAACACTTTTGTCGAAGACATCATTCCTATAACTTTCTTTGTTTATTTTTTTAAAATAAACATTATTATACAATTTTTGAATTGTTTTTTTATTTTGATCTGAAAGATTATCACATTCAAAAATTATTAAGTCGTGATTAAAATCCTTATGAGACATAAGGATGCTATTAAAAGTCATTAAAAACCCTTTGAAATATATATCACAAACTGTGGTTACATAAGCATATTTCATTGCAAATCTATTATATGTTTTAAAAATTTACTATTAAATTGTTTATTTAAAAGTTTAGCGTTAGGAACTATACAATGACCACCTATTTTATTATTCGGTGGATATAAAGTTGGTCTTATAACGTTTTTGTTTTTCATTTTTTTATAACCTTGATTATAAGTTATATTCCACTCTAAAAAATCAAAATAATCTACTTTAAAAAAATCACAAATTTTCTTTATTTCGTTATACCAAGAAATACATAACCCGTAATATGACGTACATAATAATTTTATCAGTTCTGTATTATCAGAACTTTTAAAGGATTTACTTTTAATTTTTATTTTTTTAAAATGTTTTTTAATTTTATTTGAAGTTTTTTTATCTTCACAACCTATGTATTTTGTAAACGTTTTAATACTCTCCGATAAATCTGGATGATTTCCTCTGATTGGACTGTGACATATGTTTTTATATTCCAAATCGCATTTAATTTTATTTGTAGTTCCAACTGGTATTGTAGAATGTATTACTGTATATTTTGGATTACAGTTTTTAATTTCTGTTTTAACTATATCACAAAAATCATTAGAATATGGAATACATATATTTAAAACGAAAACATTATTAAATTCAGTGTTTTTGTTTTTATCTTTGGTTAAAACATTAAATTTTTTAGATTCCTTATAAACTATATATAAAGATTTTCCAACTTCTCCCATACCTAATATTCCAATATTTTTCATTATTCTATATATTTTAAAATCATATAAGCCTCTGCATATTCAGATCCACATTCTTGTCCTCTACATTCAGCTTTACTTGTTATGCCTCGGTTTGATCTTGGATGTGGGTATTCTCTCATTTCTCCACCATAACACTCTAAGGCTTTAATTTTATTATCTAACATTTTTTGTGACATTTTAATATAATAATTAGGATGAAAAATATTTGAATCTAAATAAGGTCTTTGTTCGGTTGAACTTGGTATTTCTCCAACTATAAATTTTTTTATTTTAAATCTACCCCAAGTTCTAATTATTCTAGTTACTGATTCAAAAACTGCTTTGTGATCTTGATGTATATCACCCCAAAATGTTGTATATACTATAGTTGGGCTTATATCCAGCAAGACGTTTTCTATTTTTTTATAAACTACAAAAATATCATTTGATATATCAGTTAATGATATATCTAAACTAAAAAAATTTTTGTACCCTAGTATTTTTTGAGCTTCTTTTATAGAGTCAAATTGAAATTGAGTTCTTTCGTTATGCGGTTTTCTACAAAATAAAACGTAAACGTCATCATTTTCATTTACGTGTTTTTGTATTGCCGCCGAAAATCCTAACGTTTCATCGTCTCCGTGTGGAACTATAATGCAAACTGTTTCATTCATATATAGGTTTTATTTTATCAGAATATTTTTTAATATCTATTCCTTTATTTAATAAACTTTTGACTTCTTCTTTATATATTAAAATTAATTTTTTTAAAATAATGTTAATCATAAATTTTCCGTTATTTTGTATTATATTTTGTCTACAAAATGGTGAAAATTGACCATTTAGTTCTTCACTGTACCATGGTTTGTTATGACCCGTAAATTGATAATTATTTTTGTTATCAAAATCTTTAGTTAAAATCTCAGAAACAACCAAATTAAATTTATTAGGAAGCCAAGTTATATCATGTAAGAAAAAAGTATTTAATATTGGTTCATTACCAACCCATTTTCTAACTCTTGAGTCTTTTTCTGGTGGAGCTTCTTGATTTGCTATTTTGATTAGTTCCTTTTTAATATCTAAAGAAATATATTTTTTACCTATAGTCATTAATCCAGCATCAAACCCCATTCTATCATTAATTTGAGGGACTCTTCCACTAGGAATAGAACAAGATCCAAAATCTACATCGTATAATAACAATTCGTCCATATCAATTTCAAAAATCATATCAGCATCAACAAAAACTATTCTGTCATACTCTGTAAGAGTAAAAATATCGAATCGGTAATTTGGATTATATGTCCAAACTCTATAAGTTTCATCAAATTCGTGGGTTTTATATGAGTCTATATCCACCATTCTAAACGAAACATTATTATATAAAGATTTTATTATAGTTTTACTATCATCTGATAGAGTTCCCCATTCAAATATTACAAAATCATAATTAAAGTTTTTAGATGATCTTAAAATGCTATTAAGAGTTATTAAAAACCCGGCTAAATATTTGTCATCTAATGTTGTTGTGAAGCAAATTCTCATATTTTATTTAATTTCTGTCCTGAACCGGAATTATTAAAATCGTATATAGATAAGTCTGGATAATCAACTGGAATATCATCCATATTATCATTAAGACCAGTTAAAAGCCACATTCCTCTAGCTGCATCTTCATTAGTCATGTAAAAATTCCACCCAATCATATCAAAACAATCTAAACTATGCTGTATTTGATTTCTACCATTAAATCTCGCCTTTTTAAACCATTTATAGGCATCTTCATCATCAGTTAATATCATCCCCCCTCTTCCTATTTTTAAATGCTTTTTAACGTGAAATGATAAACAATGATAACCCCCTTGATACATATTTCTTCTGAATCTTAATGCTCCATCAAATATCGGTAGTGGTTTTAACTGATATACCCCACTCCATTCTATTTCTTCAAATTTAACTTTATAATTTGCGTTCCTGATAGAACAAGGAATTGATATATAAGTTCTATTAGGAATAGTAATAATTTGATCTGTTTTATTTAAAAATTTTAAACATAAAAATATTGCATTAGTACAAGAATCGACCGCTACCGAAAACTTAGATCCTGCTAGTAATGCTATAGATTTTTCAAAATCGTCTACTACATAATATGGATTTTTTATTTTATCTTCCATTTTCCTTGTGTACATTCTCCGTTTTTTGCTGTAATAGCTAACACTATTTCAACTGGTTCATATCCATTTTTTATCAAACCATCATAAGATAATTTATTTTTTGGATTTATTGATGCGTAATGAACTTCTACATCTTTATGTTTTTTAAGTAGCTGAAGATGTGTTTGTGGTGTTATAAGATCTTTATCAAACTCTATGTTTTTATTTTTTAGTTCTTTAAATGCTGTTTTTAATAAACTTGGTAGTAAAAAAGTACCATTGAAATTATTTTTATCTATATAAATCATTCCTATAGAAACATCTAAAAGTTTTATTCTATAAATTTTTTTATATTTATCAGATTGTATATTTTTACAATGCTCTTCAAATGAAGGAGTATTATCAGAAGTTTTATATTTTATGTTTATAAAATCTTTATACTTCCATCTATATTTTACTATATCATATAGAAATTTTTGATCTTCAAAATCAAAAGGATTTATTTCAAATAAAGAAATTAGATTTTCCATGTTAAAATGGTATACGAATATAAATAAAAATCAATCTAAAAGTACTTTATTTATTAAACCATTTATCTTTTTTTGAATTTCTAAATTTTCGTATTTTTTACTTTTTAGATATTTTGCGATATTAATCCTCTCACTTTTTCTTAAAGTGTTTAAGCATACTAAAGGCAATTTAGTATCATCATGTTTTTGATTTGGTAGATTGTGAATAGTTTCGATATATCCACCTAAAGGAAGATAAACATTGTTAAAATAAAAATCTAACTTATTAGATATACAAAAATCAACTATATCGTGTATTTCATATATATTTTGTATTATTGGACATACTGCTATTCCCGTAAGAACATTTTTAGTCAAAAAATACTGAATATTTTTCATAACCAGTTCAAAATTGGAATTTTTTCTTATAAATTCATATGTCTGTTTATTAACAGAATCTAAAGATATTGATATTTTAAAATTTTTTAATTTTTCTATATAATTTTTAATTTTAGTATTTAAAATAGATCCATTTGTAGTCATGACGATTTCTACATCAGGATTTAATTCTATAAAAAGATCCAATATTTTATACGTAAATGAATTTAAAAATGGTTCTCCACCCGACATTCTAACATCTTTTAAATGCGGAATAAATTCTTTCAGTTCTTCTATGAAGTTATCATCGTATGGTATTTTTATTGGTGGTTTCCCCTCTCTATTTTTTCTAATAGAAGAAGACCAAGAACCACCACACATTAAACACTCATAATTACAAGCATTAGATATAGCGAAAGACATAGATATAGGCCAAACGGTGTTTTTGTATTTTTCGTGATGATCATATGATTTTAATACCGCCGATTCTTCGTTGTCTATTAATATTTGTTTTATACATTTAAAACAAGAAAATGAAAAATCAAAATTTTCTAATCTTTCTCTGAAATGTTTTAATGCATAACCAAACCATATATCTTTTATTGTGTTTTCTGGATATCTACCGACAGGACTTACCGTAGTGTAACAACATACTCCAACTTCTCCAGTGTGATTAAAATGAAGTGATGTATACGGAGCAAAACATGGTATTTTTCTAGATAATCTACTTATTAATAGTTCTTTTTCTTCTTCGTTTAATTTATTTATTGTATTATATTTTAATGTGCATCCTTTAGATTTATTATATTCATTTAGTAATATTTCTACTATTTGACTGGTTGGTAATGTTTTGAATAAAGATTCTGCATCTGAAAATATAGGATTATATTTTTCAATATATATTTTATTTGAAAATTCTATAAACTCTTCTTCATTTATATTTTGTATATCTAAATTTTTAAGTTCTTTTTTTAAATTATCTTTTTGTTCTTCTGTAAGCATATTATAATAACCAGTGATTATTTTGTTTCATCCATTCTATTTTTTTAAGTTTGCTTTCTATTGGATTCATGTCAAAAGGTTCACAAAAATTGTAATGAACTAAATAACAACTATCTTTTATCTGTTTATTTATATAAGGTATCTTCCAAATACTACCATTTACAAAATCAAAACAATTTAACTTTTTAATTTTAAAATCATATTCTTTTATTCTTTTATTGGTAAGAGACTGAAAATTTGTTTCTTCAGTACCTAATGAAAAATTATTCATAAAATTTTGATTTAAAAAAACATTAAAACAATCATAATATTTTTTATAATTTTTATCGTTTATGTTTATAAAAGAAAATCCAGCATTTTCTTCCCCAAATTTTTGTTGTGCTGTTGGTCCACAGTAATCTATTTGTTTTTTATTTACGCTCAATAAAGATTGAACTCCTAGCTTTCTATTGGGTAAAAACGGATCAAATCGTTTATCAGACATTAAAATTAAATCATATTGTTCTTTATGTTTTTCAATAATTGGATATGGATTCTTATTAAAGAAAATATCAACGTCTGAATGTATTATCGGTTTTTTAAAAGTTTCTACTATGTAAAATGGCGCAATAAGTTTTATTTTTTTCTCATTTTCAATCCATTGAGACTTTGTATTATTTTCTGTTAAATTTATTCCTATGTTTATAGAATTTATACCGAAACTTTTAACTTTAGAACTTGTTTCGTCGTCTATCGTTACTATAAGTACCAATTCATCTTGGTTACATCTTTTTAATGATAAAAACCAATTATATGCCATATCTACATACTCTTTTGTTATTGTAGTTACGTAGATATAATCTTTATCTTTTAAAAACTCCAATAAAAAATTATGATACTGTTTTATATTGTAAAACATTATTATTACATTCTAAGTGTAATAAAAAATAAATTATAGTCAACTATAAAGTTTAAACCATTCCATTATATCATTTAATATTTCAGTCTTTTTATTAAAAATAAAATCTTTCTTTATTATATCCGGAACTGGATATAATAATTCAGGCCAAAACGTAAACAAATCCATGTTGATGTCTAAGTTTTTTATATCATCAAAAACTGTTTTTTCTAATTCACGAATCATATTATCAATGATTTCTACTTCCTTTAATAAATCATCATCTTTTGTTTCTTCGGCGTATATTTTTTCTTTTTTTAATGTATTTTTTGCGTCGATTAATCTTTCATTGATAATCGATGTTATTTTTTGTTTAAACTCTTCCCCTAATTTATTTAAATATGATTCTTTAAGATTTATAAAATCGTTTTGATATTGATTTCTAATGTGTTTATCAACATCTGAATTAGTGAATAATAAATTCCAATCTAAGTTTAATTCATTAAAGAATTCAACTCTATCAATAGGAACATTATAAAGAACAATTTTGTATTTATAACTTCCTATAAAAATTTCAGTCCAGAATAACTTTTTAATTGAATAAATTTCAGATGGACAGAATGATATTATATCAGATATATTCTTAAATTTTTCTAATTGTAGAATATATCTATTTAAAATAGTTTCATCTACATATCTTTTAACATATTTTTTACATTTGTTTATTACTTTATCTAAAATATGTTTATCATTTACGTCTTTTGTAAATTCTTTATAATCTAAATCAAAAAACCTTAATAGTTTTATATAAGACGTTAGGCATTCAGTTTCAATTTCTTCATTTACAATAAACAAAGAGCGGTCTTTATTTTTTTTATATTTTTTTCTTAAAAAATATAAAATATTATCGTTTATTTCTTGATATGATATAATTTTTATTTGTTCTGGTTTAAAAATAGTTCCTGTTATATCATCTATTAATAATCCATTTATTTGTTTTTTAACAAAAGAAAAATAATTAACACTGTCCTTTTCGTAATATATTTTATAAATTTTATTTTCTTCTAAATTCATATTATACATATGTTGGTGTTGTAACAACTAACGTTTCACTCCAACAACTATAGTTGTTTATAGCTGTTATGTAATATGTTGTATTACCAGATAAATTAGATAAAGTTTGAGAACCAGAACTATTATAAACGGTAGCAAATAATCCACCTAATGTCCCATTTGTAGAAACATAAAAATTTATAGAAGAAGAATCAACTCCTTGCCATGGATTACTATTATATGTAAATGTAATGGTAGCATAGCAACAAGGATATCCCCAACCCACAGAAACACCACAACATGGTCTTGGGGGTCTTGTTGATGATGAAAAGGCCAAGGATGGTTTAGGCGGAGTATATAGAGTTAATGATTTTGATAAATTTACATTATAATTATTTGCATCTTCATTATATGATTGATCATAAAATTTTATTAAAAGGTTTTCTGTTACTGAACTTCCACCACTTCTACCACCCGGATTATAAACATTTCTAAGAGTTTTTGTTGATCCAGATTCAGATACTAATTGTAATCTACTTCCATTTAAAGTTTCTATGAAATTAAAATCATTTAATTTTATTCTAGAAAATAAATACTCTTCTCCTGTAAAAACGACATTAGCATTAAAAACCGAATTATAAGGAATTGCATTACTATCTGTTGTTATAGAAACAATATTTCCAACCTTGAAGTTTGATAATTCTATTGGAGTTGTTGGAGTGCCTCCTAAACCACTACATTCTTTTAATGAAAAACTAGAGGAGTTTGTAGCATTCTTTAATTCTGATAGCGGTAAAGTAGCCATACGTCTTAGTTATTTATTTTGCTTTTTAAATATTCTACTTCTTTTGTTAATTCCTTTACGGCTTCTATTAAAACACCAACCATGTTTCCATAAGCAACAGATTTATAACCATCTTTATTTTCAGAAACTACATCCGGTAAAACCTTTTCAACTTCTTGAGCTATAACACCTATTCCTTTAGTGTTAATATCTGTTCTGTCAAATTCTACACCTCTTAACGCATTAACTTTTTCTAACGCATTTTCTATAGTTTTAACGTTTGTTTTTAATCTTTCATCCGAAAAGCCAGCTACGTCTCCTATCGCAGTGAAGTTTCCTGTAGCATCAAAATAACCTAAATTCGAACCATTTAAAGTTCTAAAATAAATTCCATTACCTTGTAAATAAGTTACATTAGCATTTGATAAAAATAAAATATCTTTAATTGAACCTGTGGAATCATTTATTTTTATTCCATAGTTATTAGAAAGAGATATATTTCCATTTTGGATTAATGTATTACCAACACTAGAAACTCCACCACCAACAGTTAAATTGCTGTTTATTTTAGCGTCTCCAGCAACATGTAATCTATAAGATGGATATGTTCCTATTCCAACTCTTCCGTTTGGATCTAATATAAATCTTTCAACTCCTCCTCCGGTGTTAGTATCAACTATTCTAAAATATGGAGTTGATGTATTTCCATAAACATCAGCATAATAAGAAACGGAATTATCTATTGCCTTATTAAAGTTTATTTGTCCTCCTTCGGCTACCGTATTTTGTCTATTTAATGTTAAAGTATTGGTATTAACATCTCCGGTTACATCCAATTTAGATCTTGGCGCAGTATTACCCATTCCAACATTTCCATCATCATCAATAAATATTCTAATTTGATTTGTGGATTTATCAAAAATAGCAAAACTATTATTTCCAGTAGCAAACATTGAATATGTAGTTTGATTTGAAGAGTTCGTAAAATCAATATTAGCTCCGTCTTGAATTCTTATTGTTGATAGAGAACCTTGAGTCATGTTAATGTTTTCATTAACCTTTAAACTATTTGCTTCAATATCACCTACTATTAATTTTCCAGTAGGAGATATTCTTAACCCATAAAGCATATCGATTAAGCCTGTAGTTCCATCTATTCTCATTCTTTCGATATCGTTTGTTCTAAAAACAATATCTCCATCTTGTAAAGTTTGTACTATTATTTCTCCGGTGTTTACGCTATTAATATTTAAAGATCCTGTTCCTCTATGAACTATATTACTTTTATAAGAAGTATTATTTGGGTTTAATCTTAAGTTTAAATCTGTATTATTATATGGATTCAATAAAACTTCTCTCGCAGTAACCGTGAAAGATCCCGCACTATAATCCCAAGATGGTCCACCTAAAGTTAGTTTTACTGGAGTTATCGATCTGTCTGCTATTTTAGTTGTGGTTACTGAACTTTCTCCAATGTATAAATCTGCTATACCAGCTGTTACGATATTATTTAAAACGAAGTTATAAACCGAACTCCAAGCATTTCCACATAATTCAACATAATCAGTAGCTGTAGTTTCTCTTGAACTATTTGAATTAACCCATGTTGTAGAATTTATTGTTTGTGCGGAGTTACTATTAACCCAACTAGTTGAATCCATTGTTGTTGCACTATTACCATAAACCCAAGTAGAAAAATCTTGTTTTTTCATGTAATCCGTTACGGTTAACATGCTTGCTTTTTTTGTACTTCCTTCTTGTAAAATTGGGAAAAGTTCATCGCCTAATAGTGTAGCAGATGATGTTAATTCTGTTATTCTTTTAGATCTTATTGTAGTTGGTGTTGTAGCCATTTCTTTATATATTATTTAGTGTTGATTATAATAGCTTTCTAGCTGAAATAAATGATCCTGCTTTAGCTTGAGACAATCCTGCTGCTGAATTTAAAGCAATTTGAACTGAAAAATTTCCCGCAGTGCTAGTAGTTATTAAAGTGTCTCTAGAATAAGTGTGATTTGCTGCTGCTGTACTTGTCATAGAGCTTACATTTGCTGGTAATGTTGCACCTAAGAAATTAAGTCTATTTGTTGTTGTAGCCGCGCTGGAACTAAACGTATCGGTTATATTAACTCTCGATGTAGTTCCAGTATACGCAAATTGTAATTTAGAACCCCCAGTAGTACTAGTAGATACACATGTTACAGAGCTAATTATATATGTTGAATTAGCTTCTAATGATATATTTTGAACTGTGGCAAACGTTGTGGTTGCATTTGATCCCGAATCTGCATTTAAAAATGAATCTATAAAAGAACCATATCGAGCGTCAGCAAGAGATCTAGTTAAAACTGATGATGCGGAAGATGCGGTTTGATTTGGTGCTAGAATTTGTCCAGTAAATGTTCCGTCTATTGCATTTAAAGTTTTAAAATAAACATAATCCCATTGAAGAGTTGGGCTTCCTAATTGTCTAGAAGTATTATCCGGTATTAAATTAGTTGCAATTTTAGAGTTTATATAAACAGTATCTGTTTGTGAATCCCCTAGTGTGCAAGAACCATAAACATTTAAATCTCCGGAGTATGTGGCGGTTTCACCGATTGTATTTTTAACATAGATATTAAACCAAGATGTTAATGGAGATCCTAATTGTCTATTTGCATCATAAGGTATAATATCTGATGAAACTCTAGCTGTTATAGAGACTAAATCGGAAGAATCCGATCCTATATTAGTATTTCCATCAATTTTTAAATTATTTGATATATAATTATTTGAACATCTCAAGTCTCCTAAATATAAAGTATTCCAAGGTAAAGAAGATGATCCTAAATTTTTATTGGTATCATTTGGTATAATGTTTGTATTAACGTTTGAGTTAATATATAATAAATCACTACTATTATTTCCAATATTAGTATTTCCATTTACTGTTAAATTTCCAGTTACGTTTAAGTTGTTAGTAAATACTCCATTATAACCACTCAATGAATTAAAATATAGTGTATTCCAAGGTAAAGAAGTTGTTCCTAAATTTCTGTTTACTGTATTTGGAACTAAATCGGATGATATTTTAGATAAAATTCTAACTTCATTATTAGTTGTATTTCCTAACTGGGTGTTTCCACTAACAAATAAATTATTTGAAAATGTTCCATCCGTTCCGCTTAATGTTTTAAAATATAATGTATTCCAAGGTAAAGAAGTTGTTCCTAAATTTCTGTTTACTGTATTTGGAATAAAATCCGAAGCTATTCTAGATGTAAAAATTGAAGTATCTGCGGTTGAAGAATCTCCAAAAACAGAATTACCAGAAAGATAAAAGTTTTTAGAAAAAACTACATCTCCATCAGATCTTAAAACTTTTTGTTCGCTTAATGTTACAAATTCGTCTCTGCCTAATGATGTCTTTCCGGCATTTGAATTTGTTCCTATTTTTGTTATATAAATATCATTATGATTTATATATGTATTTCCTCTAACATCAAATAAAGTTGCCCCAACGTCAAAAAGGGTGCTTCCTATAACTTTAAAATTATTAGAATTGAAATTTGGTGTTTGTCCTAAATTTACTCCAACTCTTCCGTCTTTATCTACAGCAAAGTATGAATAATTGTTATTATAGTTTACAAAATTAACTGGATAATTTACTGAATCTGTTTTTAAATTAACTCTTAAATAATCTGTACCGATAGTAGTTGCACTTAAACTGTATGTAGTTATATTATCTATAACTTTTAATTTATCATTTACTATTAAATCAAATGGTTGATATGATGTTGGATTAACATTAATACCGACAGATCTTGTTGCTAAATTTGCATTTATTACATTATCAAATATAACAAAATTTCCGGTTAGTAGTAAATTTCCCATGAATGCTCCAGCATAAGCACTTGCGCTAGGTACTGATGCGCTTAAACCTCCTCTTAAGCAAAAATCTCCTTTAAATGGATGCTCTGGAGATGCTATTGGGTCGTGTCCCGCATCTGGATTTGTTGGGGTTCCGTCTTGTCCGACTGAACTTCCGTAAGTGTGGTGGTTTGATCTGTGGTATTTTGAATGGAATCTATTGCTCATAATCTTTTCTCAAGCCAATGGGTATTTCACCATAGAACCAATTTTATTGGTCACTATTTTTGAATTGATTATAATTATTTATCTTATTTTTACTTATTTTATCGGCGATTCTTGAGTATCACAGCATTTAGATGTAGCAGATCCATATGTATTCGTTGAAGCGTAAATATACTCTCTCGGGTATTTACTTTCAAGTTCGGAATATGTTATCGGATTAATGTTGCAAATTCTTATTACTGGCAAACTTAAGTTGTAACATGACATAGCTTTCCAAGACCAACAAAAAACTCCATCACAACCAGTATTGATATTGTCTAATGTTTGAGTAGTATTTAATATTCTTACGTCTTTTATATTTAAGAAATCTTTTAGTATTAAAAGAGCATCATATAATTCTTCTAACTCTCTGTTAAAAACTTGTGGGGTATGAAATTCATTAACAGCAACTCCCAAACTTTCATTTTCTATTTTTTCAGAAAAAACAGGTCTGTTTTGGTATGAAACTGGATATAATGAAAAATATTCTATAGTACCAGCATCGGTTTGTTCGGTTACTATTACAAATCTAGAATCTAAAGTGTCTCTGAAAGATTTAATATTTTGAGCTAATCTATTTAAAGATCTATTGTATGTAATATCATCTGGAAATTCATCAATTGATAATAATAATTGATCTCTTGTCCAATATTTATATGGTAATCCATCTCCAATTTTAAATATACTTAAAATATCATGAAATTTTAATATGCTGTGAGTTGTACATAATACTATAGATCTATCATTAGAATATTTTGCAGAAGAATAAAATAAATTATTATCATTTGGTATAATAACTTGATTTATAAATGTTCCTGCCGTTGTGTATTTGTATAGATTTTTAGAATTTAAAATATAAAAGAAATCTCCAGATTCATCAAAAAAGATTTTAATCAATGGATAACCATCTTTTATAAAAGAAACGTCTAATGTTTCAAAAACATCAGATTTAAAATAATCAAATATATATACTTTATAACTTTCTGTTAATACATACACTAAAAGTGTTTTTGGATGAACTGTTATATTTATTGGTTGATCGTTTTCAAAATCTTCGCTATAATAAGTGAACATCCAGTTTAAGTCTTTTGTATATTGTTTTACACATCTATTATTATAATCTAAAATAAAAACAATATCATTTTCTGTTACTACTTCAGTTGGAGAATGGAATTTATTTGTATCTTCTAATTGTCCTAAATTTCCTATACTCAATTGTATGTTAATCTGCGCTGGATATGTTTCAAAATCTACGTTTAATTTATATACTTTATTTTTTAAAGTATCACATATATAAATGTTTTCTCCAGTACTATCACAATCTATAGATATTGGATTTATTAAAAGAGAATTTATTTCGTTAATATTTTCAAATTCTATTTCTTGTGGTATTTTATCAGAAGAAAAAGCTCTAAAATTAGTTCCGTCTATAGTATATATTTTATCTTTTAAAACCACTAAATCTTTTAAATCATTAAAATATGAAAATTTATTTTTTAACGTTTGGTCTTCTTCGTTTTCCAATGAAATTGCATTATTTAAACTATTGATATAATCTTTATTATAATTTAATGTATGCCAAGTTATACCGGATGCTTTTTCACTACTATTATTTCCCAACCAACCATAAAATAATGTTGGAGTATCAGTATTCATGGTTTGGGAGTTGTAAATCAAATAATCTAAATTATCTTGAAGTCTGGATATTGCTGTATTGAAAATATCAGCATCGCCCCATTCATTTGGTTGTATTTTAATTTGATCTAAATCGTAAGTATCTTCACTTTCATCTCCAAAATTTAAAGTTATTTCACTCAATAATCTTATTTTTTGTTGCTCATATACCGGCCAATTATTATATATAATAATTGGTGTTTCAGATTTAAAGAAATTGGTAGTTCCGTCGTTATAATAAACATTATAAGATAACATAAACGCACCTTCTTTTAAGTATGTTTTATAATATTTTTGATCGTCTACTATTCTAGCTGATAATCCATCCCCAAAATATAAATCATATGCAGTTATTTTATAGTTATATGAATTTTCTGGAGTTTCAAATTGAAAACATATATCTTCTCCGGTTACAGAATAATAAGAAGATACGAAAAATTTAGGTTTAACACTAGTGCTATAAGCTATTAAAGTTATAGGATTTGATATTGATAAATTTTGAGATATATCACTCCATAATTTTGTTTCTCCTGTATATGTTGCTGTTACATTTCTGAACGTGGTTTCTGGTATAGTAACAGGAGTAGTTGCATATGCACTTAATAATAAAGTTGTGATTTCATTATCTTTTATGTTTAATGGTATTGATGGATCTCCTATTCTTAATATAAAAAGATCATATATACCACTAATAGGAGAAACGTCAGTTGTAGCTTCCCAGTATTTACATGATAGTTTATATACAACATTTCCATTTAAAAATTCTTCAACTCCTCGTATTGGGCTTTGAGAACTGTTAATTGGGAAAAATGATTGACTAGTTGTTATGAAAATATTTTCGTCTAAATTTATAGAAGTTACATTTGATGAAAATGTCATGGACAAGCTATCATATGGAACTATTTTAGGTGATTGTAAAAAATTATCTCTTCCATTTAAATAAACAGAACTGAAAGGTAATGTGCTTGTTGTTATATTAAATGTTCCATTGTATAATACGTTTCCAGAACTTAATCCGACATAATTAATTCCATTGTATTTTGGAAATTTTTCATTATAAGCACTTAAAAATATTGGCGTTCCTACATTGCTATATAATTGTTGGTGATATGGTATTTCTAAACTACCAGAAAAACTATCAAGCAAAGTTAAAAATATTTTTGAATCGCTGTAATAATATTCATAATCCGTAAATGATCTATCAGAAGATGATACTAAAAAGTTTTGACTGTTTGATAATTTGCCATAGTATGCTGTTGGGGCATTAGCTAATGTATAATTTGTATTATTTAATAATGTAATTAACCCACTATTGTTTTGTAACCAAGTATAAGGTGGATATAATAAAAAGTTAATTTTTTTACTCAATGTAGCAGAAGGAACCGTAAAAATAGTTAATGTAGTTGCCAAGTTATTAGCTATAGACCAACCTTTGATAGTAGCTTTTTCTGCGCTTAAAGTTATAGTAGTTTTAGTTGAATTTTGTGGTATTGTAAATGATATATTTTTATTTGTTAAATAATTTAAAGATGAAAAATATCCATTATCAGAAGATATAAACCACGTTATAGATTTAGCCGAAAGTGTTGGTAAAATATCAGTATTTGATATAAATCTAAAATTATTTACGTCTTCTTTTGGTCTTGTAATTACATACTTTTCATCTCTTGTATTAGAAATATCTACTCCGGTATATGCAGAATAAACCGTTTTAAAATCAACATTGAATATTGATTTATCTGGATAATCATTTAGATATAAAAATAATTCTCCACTGACAAGATAATCTTTATTATTTGAAAATAAGTTAATTTGAAGCTCATTTGAATCAAATGAATTATCATTATCTTCTAAATAAACCTTAAAGGAAATAGTTGATATATCATCAGATGATAATACACTACCATATTCATACACTGAACCGTCAGTTTTAAATGCAGTTATTGGCATTGTTGATGGATTTGAATTTCCATTATATGTCCATTTCCAATATATTGGTGTATCAGAAGGAATATCAAAAGTAGATTTTCCATATAATACTTTCGATGAAACTGAAAAATTAGTTGTTTTTTCGATATTTGAAAAATCTGAATTATATAAAACAAAAGTTTTATCTTTAAAAAAATCAAAATATATTGGATTGGTTAATAATTTAGCTACTTCTTCATATTTAAAAGATTCCAAATTTATAGTTAGGATATCGCTACCGTACCCCGAAAACATAACCGTATTAGTAAATTCGTTAAATGGTATTATTTGACCATTAGAAAAAATATTTGGAATTAAATCTGAACTAACATTTGATGTTAATGTTGGTGTAAATTGATTATAATCAACTCCCGCTATTGTAACTGGTAAATTAGTTGGAGTATAAGACCATCTTATAAAAGAATTTGTTAAATCTCTGCATGGTAAAACAGAAGTTGATGATAATTTAGCGCAACTTACTATTATTTGATTATCAGTTTCTGATCTTAATTCGATTTCAATCGGAAACCCAACAACTTGACTGGTTTTACCTTCGGAAAAAACTAAACTTACTAGTGATTTAGAATCTAATGTTGTACATACTGAGCTTAAAGTTGCTTTAAAATTAAGATTTAATTGTCCAAAAATTTCTTTTGGATATGTTATTAATAAATTTTCAGCCGAAGCAGCTGGAACATAAGGAGAATTTACTAAATCATAATAAACATTTGAATTTGGACCATAAAAACATGATAAAGTTTTAGTTATTATATCATCCACATATAAACATTTAAATGATATAAAATCATTATTTGCATATGTAGACAAATTTAAATCTAAAAAATTATAATCACTTGTTATTTTTGTTTTTAATTTATAAGCAGAATAGCTTACCGAGTTTGTTGTTAGTGATTCTGAAGATACTGGTTGAATAGATGATTTATATTTTTCAGTTATTCCCGTTGATAAATAAAAATTTAACGTTGCGGTATCACCACTAAACGTTGAATTGTTAGAATATGAAACTTTGAAAGTATAATAATGAGGAGGATAAGTTAAATTCCAAGTTTTAGATGTGTTTGTTGTTATTGATGTTGAATTATTTCCCGTTCCAACAGAAACATCATTGAAAAATTTATCACCTTCTACGATATAACTAACCGCTAAACTAGAATCTGGATATCCACTTACTAAAGGAACTATATTTCCATTCCAATCTGTTAGTGTTTTAGATTCATATTTAATATAACCAGTAGTTAAATTCCAAAATACTGTTTGTATAGAATTTAAAACGTTTTCAAGAGCGTAAGCCGCACTTATACTACTTTGTAATAGTTGAAAAGTTTGAGTTCCTAAATTGTTTGTTATGTTTTGATTTAAAATGAAACTGGATCTCAAATCTTTTTTGATTAATGGGTTAAATTCTGGTAATGATTGACCCAAAGCTCTTAATTCATATTTGTTTACATCTACATCACCATAAAATAATGTATTATATGTTATAAACGTAGATTCCGGTCTTATTCTTAAACCTCTTCTATTATAAAATTCATCTAATATATAATAATAAGTATAAGGATTATATCTTTCTGAAAATTTTATTAATTCTTTTTCTCTTACTGTCTTGAAAGAACTTAAGGTATATATTAAAGTTCCTGTAGCTGGAAGAGATTCAAATGATGTTGGGGGTGTACTTCTTTTTAAATAAGAATCGGTGTAAGCCAAATCTTCAACAAAAGTATCGTAGTATTGAATTATAGAAGAACTTACTAATTTAGTTTGTGTTGTTAATGTATAATTAGTATCAGAAATTTTAGTTACGTTTGTTGGCTGTAATATTAATTTTGTTGGATATATCGAATATGCAAAATACATATTTGGATTGTTAGTATCGTATAAAGGAGATGCTATTTTTTTATCTTTAATAAAGAAAAAATTAAATATATATCCAGAATCTATATCTCTTAAATTATTAGGATTCCATGTAAAAAATGTTGGAGTTGCAGATGATGAACTTAATACATAATAAAAATCATCATCTAATTGATAATCACCATTTGTATATGTAAAATTAGGAATGTTATATTCGGTTAATAGTTTATTTAAACCTACTGTTGGGCTTTCAAAATATCTAAAAATGTTAAATGCTTGGAGTTCTAACGGTAAAATTCCAATTTTTACGGTATTAAAAAAATCAGGAGTTATTTTGTAAGATTCGGATGGCCAAGAACCACTTCTTTCAAATGAAAACCCATTATTTGTCATATATAATATATTTAGAGTAAAAAATTAATTTATCACTCTAATAAACCTAAACCTTTATATAATTCATATGAGAATAAAGTATCCATTATCCCACCATCTCTTATCCATTCGTGATGTGATGATAAATTTCTGTTTAATACGGTTTGATCGTTGTTCCAATCTATCATTCCGTCTATGTAAACCTCATTTTTATATGGGATAAACTCGTAAAACTCATAAAAAACTTTCCAATCATCACCAAGATTTAATATTTCCGCTAAACCACTTAAATTATATGTTGATATTCCTACATTTAAAGAACTTACAACTGAAAAATTATTAGAAAAATAATAACCAGTTTCTATTTTTTTATGATCGTTTAAACTTTTAGTTTTAAGTATAACCGGAACACCAGCTGTTACCATATAACTATCTGATTTTAATAATTTTCCTCTATTAAAATTATCATTTTTGTTGTATTTTTTAAAGTTAAAATTATCTTCTAATGTAGATCCCCAAAGTTTAGATTGATTTATACTTAAAACATCCATTAATCTTCTTATTTCTAAAGGAAAATTTAATTTAAAATCATCTCCGTTTAAATCTACGGATTGTGATAAATCATATAATGTTTTAATGTCACATGTATCTACATCAGATTGATTTGAAACGAAATTTGATATTTTTTCATATAAATTAACACCTAAATCATTATGTTCAAATGGGTATTTTCCATATATAGAAGATAAAAACGTATCAAATAAAAATTCTGATTTTTTAAGTTCTGGTTGAAAAGCTATACTTTTCATGTTACCCGCTAAATCATGATTTTGATTAATTTTAAAAAAATCAAAAGGATTTTTATCGTAAAAATTTAAATAATTTGTTTCTCCTGTTAATTGACGAGTATTACTTAAAAAATCTACTCTATCTATATATTTTAAAACCCATCTAAGACCAGTCCAATCTCCTTGTGCCTGTGCGGACTTTGACCAATAATTAAATTCTAATTTTGTTGGTGAGTTTTCACCATAATTTTCATTTGAAAATAAAAAACCTTTTGGGTTTAAATGAAAATAATCTTTAATTTCCAAATTATCTCCATCTACTATATAGATTTTATTTTCTATAGAATTTATAACATATATGTTATTTAAAGAATCTGTTGCTATTCCTTCTAATGCTGTTTCATCAGCATTTTCATTTGGATTAAACCAGTCTGGAACATTATCAGAATATCCTCCAGAAGTTATCTTTAATTTTTTTTGTCTTCCGTTTATATTATTTATAGTTCCTATCCAATGATAACCAAACGTAAACCAAGGATTTTCATACTTGTCTATTGTTAGATGATTGATGCTATTAAAGGGTCCGAACGAACTTAATAAAACTCCCTCAGAATTTCTTTTTTCTATAAAACTAGACATATGTCTAGATGCTAAAGGAGGTCTTAATTCATGATCTAGTGTAAATTGATCCCCAACAACCCAAATATTATTGTATATATCACATTTGATTTCTTGCGGACTAGAACAAAGAGGATATGAAATAGTTTTTAAAACATTTCCATTCTTATCATATTTAACGATCCACCCACTTAAAGGGCTAGAATAAGACATCCAAACATTATCTTCTCTGTCAGTATCAACACCAGTTGGTTCTATTAAATTTATATCATAGTCTTCATTATCATTATAAACATTAACAATATCATCGAAAAAATTTAAAAATGAACTGTTATTACCACCGCTTAAATCATATCCTATACTATTAATTGGAGATGATACAAATAATAAATTCCCATTTTTATCAAACTTTAAAGATGATATGGTGTCATATAAAGTAACCCACATATTTTTATCACCATCTAATGCAATACATGCTGGTGATATTTGCCCGAATAATTTTTTGTTTACTAAAAATTCAAAGTTATTTTTATAAAAGATATCACTTAAATTTATAGTGGATAATAATTCTCCAGTGCAAGAAAATTTATATATAATATTATTTTCAGAATCACACATCCAAGCTTGATAATCCGGAGCAGGAAGAGCAGCTATTGAATACACTCCATGAAATCCAGATAATGGGTGAACGTCTTGTAAAAATGATACGGTTGTTATTGGTTTTATAACAGGAACATCAAATGCTTTTATAAAAGAATTGTTTAAATTTTTACATGATAATTGATCGATCCAATCGTTTTTAAAATATTGTATAGATGCCGCCATTCCAGCTTCTGGATTAGAAACCCAAAATATTGGGTTATATAAATTTGAAGTTAATTTAGGAATATTGGTTATGGTTGCATTAGCTACTATTTTAACGTTTTTTGCTGAAACACTTTCAACTTCAAACGAACCTTTAAAATAACCAGCAGATTTAAATCCAGTTTCTTTATCCAAGAAGTTTATCTCTTGCGGAGATGGTGTAATATTTGCGCTTATACCACAAACCATAATATTTATAGTTTGGGTGTTTTCTTCATTATAAGGTATGTAATGACAAAAATTAGATTCTGGATTATATAACTTTATTCCGTTTCCGTGGTTGAACTCAAAATTTATCTTATCATCAAAAACAAATTTTGTTATAATAGGTTGTTTAGATAAAGACCATCTAGTATCAACATAACCCCTCAATCCGTTTTCTGTTATATCAATGTAATCTGGATATCTCCAGATAAAGACGTGAGGCATAATCGCCATTGCTTTACTATTACTAAAACTCGGTAGATTTTCTCCGGTATTATAGCTATCATGAAAAGAATTTATCGCGCTTGTTTGTAAAGTAGCTATTATCGTAGTGTATGGATCTCTATTTTCTATAGCGTCTATATTATAAAGATCATCAATCAAATAAAATTCCGCATATCCAGTTACTCCTACCGTGGTTCCATTAGTGTCTAATAAACCATCTTTATCTATTTTAATTTCAGTATCTATGGTTTCTATAGATTCTATCTCGTTTCCATTTATATCTAAAAATCTCCACTCTGGTCTTAAAAAAGACCATTTATTTTTTGGTCTTTGATAAGCGTATGACTTTGAAAACTGAGTAGATAAATCTATTACGTGTTTTCCTACAGAAGATGACGTTATTTTAACTTTAAATGGATATTGATTATAGTGAGATGCAAATGTTGGTGGGGGAACCGTGTCAAAACGTATAGACTCTGTTAGAAATAATGATATGTTTATTGACGTGGTTAACGTGGTGAATGTGCCGTCGTTTTTATATGCATTTACTGTTACTTCATATGAATTTGGTTTATCATATGTATATGTTGGTGTCGGAACTCTACTAAAATTTCCATCACCAAAATTCCACAAAAAGGTTTTATATTCGTTTAATATAGAATCGTCTAATTTAAATGTTAATGGAGTTGCTTTTGCGAATCCAAAATTTTGTGAAATACTAATCATATCTTAAAAATCAGCAGCTTTAATTGAACCTGTTTTTTCGACTATATCTATTCTTGAGAATAAATTTGATATATTGTTAAATATTGGATATTTGAAGTTTTCCAATTGTATATTTTGAGAATGAACGGATGAATCCAATTCTGGATAAACTGAATTCCAAAATATAAAAGATAAACCTTCAATATTTAAATCTACGTCGGTTCTATACGTTTGGATTCTATCTATACTTTCAATATTCAATATATCTGTAGAAATTTGATATATATCAATCATTTGACCTAATTTGTTAACACTTCTATCAAAGTATGATTTAAAAACATTTTCTATGTCTTTTTTAATAGCCGAATCCGCCCTTCTGCTATTTAAAGATTTTGTTATTTTTATTCTAGTTAATTCTGATATGTCAGGAGATACGGTTTCGTTTTGTTTTTGTAAATAAAAATCAAGATATATATAAACCGGATCCATTGGTACTATATGAGAAGTTAATATTTTATTTTCTTGTAGACCATTTATTATTATTTCTTTTTGAGGGGGTGTTATATATTCTTGAATTCCATTTTTAGGAACCATATAAACGTATAAATTATTAAAATTACAACTTGTTGAAAATTTAATTTGATTAAAAAGTAAACGATTGTCTTTTTGTGGTTCATTTAAACCAATATCAAAAAGATATTTCATATAATTTTTTAAGAAATTTTCATTATTAACCACCTTTAAATCCGCTAAAAAAGAACTGTAATTTGAATTTAAATATGCTTCATAATCAGTAGATGTAACTAACCTATATTGAGATCTAAATGTTTTAGGTGCATTTTTTCTAATAGAATCTACATTTTCTTCGTCTGAAAATATTGTTGATGGATAATCATTATCAATAGTAATATTTTTTAATTGATCTGTAGTTAAATAATTTTCATATATCGCTGAAGTATCATTTAAAACATTTACAAAATTAACAGAATTAAAAGATATTAAAGGAGAATTTCTTAATCCGTTTGGTCCTATTCCACTTACATTTTTATCAACTTTTAAAAAGTATATTAAAACGCTATCATTTTGATTTAATTTTGATCCATTTATATCATCGCCGAATTTTATTTCGTATCTTTTATTTTCATTAAATCTAACTTCATATACTTCATCTTTCGAGTTGAATAAAAATAATTCAGAGCATCTTGTCCATTTTTCCCATTTGTTATTATTAGATCTTTTTACATATACATCTATATTGAAATGATCTATATAGATGTTTTCTGGTAATGCTAAATAAACTATTTCATTGTCCATACCAGTAGCATTATATATAGGATATTCTTGATATATTCCTTGATAAATTAAATATGTGTTTGCTATATTTTCTATCACTTCATTTCCACTGGTAAATTTAGTAAATGTTAAATCTTGATTGATAGAATATGTAGTTCCGCCTACTGATATGTAACTATATCTAGGTATAGTATAGTTTGCGGCTGGTAGTGTAGATGGCGCTGTAATTTTATAAGGTACGTTTTGACCTAATCTACCAACAGGATTATAGTTTAGTGTTTTAACTATCCTGTTCATGTTTTCATATATTTGAGACTCGGAAAACATGCTTTCTGAAGATGTTTTGTTTAAATAATAAAGTAAAGTTCCAAAAGTAAAACTTATAACATCTAACAAAGATGATAAATTTGATCCTTGATAGTTTTGATCTGTAAAAACTTTTCCTCTATTTAACCTATCAATCACCAAATCTCTTAGACTTAGAGCATCAAATGAAAGATAAGAGTTTTTATTTAAAAGATTATTGTCCATTATTAATAATTATCTTAAATTAAGATTTCTCCTCCCCTTAATGCTAATATATTTAATACATTTTCTTTAGTTATATCTAAAAAAGAATATACAACTAAAATTTGATACTGATTTTCGTCTGGTTGAGGAACAACTTTAATTTTTTGAACTCTAATTCTTGGTTCAAAATTTTCGATATCGTTTAAAATTTCTTGACCTATCATTCTTGCATATACTTCACTAACAGGCTCAAAAAGATATTGTTCCAAAGATGAACCAAATTCCGGTGCTAATATTTTTTCTCCTTTTTTTGTTGTTAATATATTTCTTACAGAATTTTTAACCGCTAAAATATCATTATCAACTCTTATATCTTTAGAATCTGTAGTATTTTTACCCAATCCAATATTTTTTAATAATTGAAGATCAAGATGTAAATCTGTATATACTGAATCTGTATCTACAACTTCTTCATATACCTTAGTATCTGGAGAATTAACTTGTTTTGGTCTTACTAAATTATTTAAATCGATTTTAGCCATTTTGAGTGTAAATACTTATAGTATTATGTCAAAGTTTAACAAGTTCAACACTCTTTTAGAAACAGCATTTGCACACTATTCTAATGGTGGATTCAGAGAAGGATCTCCGATTAGAATTAAAAAAGCATTCTTAAATTCTCCCTACTGTAAACAACATTATGGTAGAGATACTGAATTTTTCAATTTTTTAAGCGATTTAATCACTTCTGATTATTTTTTCTTTATTAAAAGAGTAGCATCTAGTGGTTCAGAACAAAACGTTAAAGACGCTAACGCTAATGAAGGTACTGGTGATGTTTATTTAGTCTTAAGAATGGACCCAAGATCTGTAAGAGTACCAACAGAACTTGCTGAATTTACAGTTCCGGGCAATCATGAATACGTTGAAGTATTAAATTTTGGTGCTAACTTACCTCCGGTTCAAGGTATTCCAAATAAATACGAAAAAATACCTGTTTACAAAAAACCAGAAGAAGTAAAAGTAGATACATCTTTAGGAAATCAACCAAAAGATAATAGTTTACCAAAAACAAATACTAAAATTTAAGATTTTAGAATTTTTTCTAAGGAAATAATACAACAAAAAAAGTTTATTTCTTTATCTAAAACTGATACATCTCTATACATGTATTCACCTATATCCATTAAGATATTCTTTTTAGTCATATCGTTTTGATTTTGATCATTATAGAATAAATCAAACAGTTGAGATAAAAGTAATTGATAATCAGCATTAAATCTTTTTTCTTCTTCTATTATTTTTTTCCTTATTATAAGTGAATTAGTTTTAGATATTAATAAATCAAATATTTGTTTAGTAAAATCTTTTAATTCATTATTTTCAGATATTAAAAGATTTCCAGATATAGAAAACTTTTGAATGTCGTTTATAATTCTTCTCAAATCTGGATAACAATACTCTATATGTCTTAATAATTTAGGTTTTTGATCTTCTGATACTGTTATATTTTCACTTTTCAGAATATGAACACATCTTTTTATAATATCATTTGTATTTGGTTGTAAATTAAACAAACAACATCTGGATTGTATAGGCTCTACTATCCTATCTATTGAATTTGCAGTTAAAACGAAACGCACATTACTAGAATACTCTTCCATTACGTTTCTTAATATCCTCTGCGCTTCTGGAGTTGTACCGCAAAACTCGTCTAATATAATAACTTTCTTCTTGCCGTCTAAAGATTTCGTTTGGGCGAACGTTACAACCTTATTTCTTATTGTGTCTACTCCATTTTCATCCGATGCATTTATATATAAGTACTGGCATTTTAGTATGTCATTAACAATAATTTTAGCTAATGATGTTTTTCCAGTTCCGGGTCTACCATAAAACAATAGATGCGGTGTAGTATCCGAAATATTAGAGAAAAAAGTCTTACTGTCTTCCGATAAGAGAAGATCATCAAGCTTTTTAGGTCTATATTTCTCAACCCAAAGAGAATTATACTTGTTCATACCTTATATAAAGGATAAGGCATGACGAATTAAAGTCAAGGATTAACCTATTAAAAGTTCAGAACCATCAAAATCTCTATTTATTACTTCTTTTAATTGTTCTTCTTTAGTTTTTGTTTTTATCCCATCATTATCAACCAACCAACCTTCAAGTTCATTAATTTTTTCGTTTGGGATGAAAAAAGAACCAATGTTTTCGATATTTACTTGTGTCATATGATATACTTAGTAAATATATTTATATATGTCAAACGATAATTCAGAAATAGACGATATCATAGATCAATTAAAAGGCGATTCTATTGCACCACAGTCTATTAGTAATCAACATAAAGATAATATTCAACCCGATACGACAAAATTAACGGATGAAAACGTAAATGAATATGTATATAAAAAATCTGGAGAATTAGTAGAATCCACATTAGGTGCTATACAATCATTTAGAGATAATATACTAGCTGGAAGCGATCCAAAAGAAATAGCAGCTTTATCACAGCTTATAAACTCAGCTTCAAAAGCTTTAGACCAGTTAAATAAGATTAATTTACAAAATAAACAAACTAAATCTAATTTAGAGATTAAAAAACTTGAACTTGAATCAAATTCTCATCTGTCTAAACTGGTGCCACAAACTAATAATATAGTTATAGCTACAAGAGATGAAATAATGCAAAAAATGTTTGAAAAACCAGCTAGTAAAAAAGAGAAAATCCAAATAATGGATTCTCAAATTTTATAATTTTTTTATAAAAGTATAAAAAAAACCCATCTTCTTTCGAAGATGGGTTTTTTGTTAAGGTACTTCTACGCTATCAGAGATAGAGTCTGCCATTGTCTTGAGCGACATTGGCGGTTCCAAGACCTTTGACTAGGATTACATGGTAGTATAAGTTTGCGCCAAAGATATGATCGACAACTCCATAACGGGTCATAAGACCAACTCTTGGTGAGAAGTCATTAGGACCAATTGTGCGTTGAATCATAACTGGGATGTATGGGCAATATACAATACCTGTATCATAGTACTCAGTGCCTTTGTAACCGAGCAATGCGTACTCCAGAGCGGATGAGCGTCTGCCATCAAGATACTGTGAATCGGTACGAGTGTCGCGGTAAACAGTGAAACGTCCACCTAAGTTACCAACTTTGGCAATGCCTGTTGGTTGGGTGTTAACGTTACCGTTTACTGGCATCCACTGAAACTCGGGCAACATTTCAAGGATTGCGCAAACGCGTGGTGTAGCGATAATAAAATTAGCACTACCACGGCGGTTACGAATTGCGATGCGGTTAGCTTCGACAATAACCTTGGAATAGAAGTCACGGTTTCTTTCACCAAGCCAACGGGCGTCGGCTGATGCAGCGTACCAGAAGGAGTATCCTGTACCACTACCTGCTGTTAAGCAAACTTGGACCATTCTCATGACCATTTCACGGTCGATTTCGGCTTGAAGCTCATATGACATAGCATTAGTGAGTTCGTTGTCGATATCGAGTCCGTTCATGTTCTTAAGATCTTGTTCTAATTCAACGGACCAGCGAGCGGCGAGGCGGCGTGTGCCAGCTTCGACGGCTGTTTTGCTGAATTCAACAACAACCTGTGGAATGTTTCCGGTCAATTCAAAGTTGTTGAGGAGTGCGGCAACGCCTTTATCCTCATCAAGCATCTGGAATTCTGAGCCTGCTCCACCGAGTCCGGAGAGAGCGGCAGCAGAAGTGCCAGTGAATCGTGTATCCAAGTATTGATAGCCTAATTCTTTACCGACACCACCACTTTCGGCATAACTTCTGTCAACGCCATCGCGTCCTACAGTTGTTAAACCAGAGGCGTGTCCGTCGATGCCATTAGCACCGAGGCTATCTGCTTCATAGCGGTAACGTAAAGCAAAAGCGAGTCCGACTGGTCCTGACATGGGCTGAACGCCTACGATCTCGTTAGTGATAAGCTCAGGGAAAGTACGGCGAACCATTGGGATAAGAATCTTAGGTAAGCGTGAGTCTCCTGTAGCATATCTATCACCTGATGTGATTGAACCGGGTGGGTTATAAAGACCACCAGAGTTGTTACCAAATACGCCACTTGTGCCGGAAGAGTTTTGAGCCTCTTCAATGCACCAACGTTCTTGGTTTTCCATCAGAATAGCTGTTGTTAAACGAGCATGTTCGTCTTCGATTGCTGTAACCTTATCGGATGAGTAATCGAGGACTGGTGCCCACTTCTCAACGAGCATTTGTGCGCGAGAGCGGTCGATGTAGCCTGTTGCGGGATTTACGGTTTTCATATTTTTGTTTATTTTCCTCCTATGGATAGATACGAATTAAAAAATTCAAGAATTTACTTTTTTAGCAAACCCTTCTGATTTTTTTAATTCACTCAGATATCCGCCGACAACGGATTCGTTGGCGGTGCTGGTGTTTGATTCGGAAATAACATTTGTAGCTGGAACCTTGGCATTAAGACTTAAAGCCTTTTGCTTCGCTTCTTCAGCTAAATTGTTGGTTTTCTCATCTTCACCAGATTCGAACATCTCAACTACGTAGTTAAAATTTTCATTGATATAGGTTTTTGATTTATCACCTAATAATTTAACGATGAAATCTTTTTTAGTTTTAGAGAAATTTTTTGTTTTCTCTTCTAAAATCATTGATGCTTCTATTGTTTGAACTTTTTCTAGAAGCTGTTGTTGCTCATTAAGAGACTTTCTTAATTTTTGATTTAAATCATCAATTGTTTTCTTACCTTCAGTAAGAGTGTTTTGAATTTCTTCATTGATGTAAGAAGAATCAATTCCAACCATTTTTCTAATCTCTTGTAATTTCTTTTTAGCAGTTACGTTTTCAACTGCTTCTTGCAATTGTTCTGTTGGAATTAATTTTTCAACGTATAAATCTAAATAGCTGCTAATGTCAGTTAAAATTTTATTGCTGAATGCTTCTGCTTTTTCATTTAAAGCGTTTTTATAAAAAGAAGAAATAGATTCTAACTTAGCGGTGTGATTTTCATTAATAGCAGAAACCACTGTTTGTAATTTTTCGCTGTGGTCAGCATCAATGGCTTCTAAAAGCTTTGTGAGTTTTTGAGCATGATCTTCATCTTGTTTAGATAATGCACCTTCAAGTTGCAAAGCGAGTCTTGATTCTACTTTTTCGTTTACTGCGGTTTCAAACGCTTCTGCTATTTCCTTAGCGGTTTCTTCGTTAATAACAGATTTGTCCATTTTTTCTAGTAATGCTTTTAGATCCATATTGTTTATATAATAACTTATCCTTTCTTAGATACGTTTTTTAAATTTTTTTTATTTTTTTTAAAAGTTTTTTTTTCGCAATCATCACAATCACAATCGCACTTCTTTTTACTTACTGTTTTTTGTATTTTTTGCTTAACCTTTTCTGAAATTATTTCTGCAAGCTGCAAATTAGCTTGAGCATAATTTTTTTCAAAAATATTTGTTACGAATTTAGAAATTAATTTTCTGGTTTCCATATTGAATACTTATCTCCTTATAATAACAATTACAAACTCTTTAAAGAATTAATAAAAGAAATAATTTGTTCTTTTAAATATTGATCTTTATTTATTTTAGGTAAGTTAGAAATTTTTCTTTCAAAATTTTCATATACAGGTTCAAACTCACCATTATCCATTAAAACCCATTGTTTAGATTCCAAAATTCCATTAACAAATGCTGTAGGAACGGATGGATCAGCAACTACATCAACTGCAACTAAACGAAAATCAGAAACTCTATTGAAAGATCCATCTTTATCAAGTTTACCTAAAGCTCTTGATGAAACTCCTAATTTAACACCATCCATAATTAATGATCTTACAACTTGTCCAACTGGTGTTGATAAAATTTTTGATTTGCCATTAAAAATATTTCCATCTTGAGTGAGTTCTGTTACCATATGACAAGCTCTTTCAAGATTTATTTCTGGTGATTGAGGATGGTTCAATTCTCCAGTAGCTCTATTTTGTCTTATCATTTCTCTATCATAACGAGAAACTTCTTTAACCATTTCTTCTAATGGATAAACTCTTTTATTTCTATTCGCTTCATTAGCCATTAAAAACGGTCCTTTAATAAAAAGATTTGATGGCGAATTTCTATTTTGTTCTTCTATTAAATATTTTACTTCGTATGTTGGTTCTTCAACTAAGAGCTTATACACATTATTTGGCATATATATTTTACTTATTCATTATATATTCAATTTCATTAAATATTATGTTTTTGTAGATAAAAAAAATTAAATATTATTTGGTATAATAGCATTAAAATTTGTAGATGTCACAATATTATTCGTATATATGATGTTGGCATACCCAAATAAATATTTTGAATAATCTGCCGCAGTCATGGTTCCTGTCCAAGTCGTAATGCCATTAAGGTCTGTTGATGATACTGTTGGAACTTGAATCCAAGTACGACTCACGTTAAAAGGTTCAACTTGACACGTCCAAAATTGAACCGCTGAAACTGGAACTGAGGTTATATCTGGTTTTACATTAAATTGTGGTATTCCTCCAACTTTAGTAAACCAAGCAGTAGGTCTATTTGGCCAAGTAATAGCAGACCCAAGAACATACTTATTTAACCATAATTGTTCATTTACTACATTCAGTGATACGTTATGTCCTCTATTTGCATCATGTGAAAAATCCCAAGGAACACCTGATGGTATTTTAGAAAATGTATCATCAACTCTATCGTGTCCACCATGATGGTCATTAGACCCATTAATTAATAAAATCGGAACACATGCATATTTTGCTTCCATTTCTACAGTAGGAGCATTTAAATAAATTTTTTCACCAGATGTAAAAGCAGGATATGTAGTTGTTGGTGTTTGATATTTCCAAAGAAGTTTATCTCTATAATATGTTGTCCAACCATTTCCGAAATAACTAACAATAGCTTTCATTCGCGGCTCCATAACCATATTAAACGCCATAGTCCCTCCGTAACTATGCCCCCTCATTCCAATTTGATTAACATTAATTTCTGGTTGATTTACTAGATATTCAAATGCTCTACGCATAACACAAGCCCACAAATACTCGCTAGTCTGTCTTGGATCGGTAATTTGGCTTCCGTTCTGTAAAGTTGTGTTGATTTGATACCCTCCTTGAGATGTTAGATGTCTTCCGTAAGCTAAAGAGTTAGGATAGTTTGTAGCCGGTGAACCATCATCTTTTTGTCCTGCAAAATCAAATCCTAATGTTGCCCATCCAGCCGTGTTATATGCGGGGAATTCTTGTGGTCCTTGTTGCCAACCTGATGCTGTGAATAAGCATGGAAATCCACCTACAGGCGGGGTGCTTGTAGGAACACGATACACAATATAAATTTGAAATGTTTCACCCGCAAATGTAATATCTATATAAATCTGCCTTCTGCGAACACCACCAGCAGTTGTATCGGATATTATTGTTGGATTGAATGGGCCGTTTCCTGCTTCGGTTGGATCGAATTTTGCAAAAGAGTATCCTTTCCTCCAAAGAGAAGCAGCATTTGCAATTAAATTTGTATTGTCAGTTTTAACCCATTCTCCATTTTTTTTGTAAGCATATGATCCAGTTATTGAAGTATTATTTGGAATGCTCATTCCATTACCATCTGGACAATAAACAAGTTCTCCGTTTGCTCCTGTTATTGGTAAAAAATCAGTATTATAATTATCAGGATTTGTTGATAATGGAGATATATTTGTAGTTCCAAATTTTATACCAAGCATATTTATTTAAAATGTTTTTCTGCATCTTCTTTAGTATCAAACCAAAACCATCCATCTACAGGATATGTGAATGAATCTTTTTGATCTTTTAACAATGTATAATTTTTATTATACACCGCATATGATGCATAAAGAATATCTCCACTTTCGTCTAATTTATAAAATCCAGATGTGTCTTCTTCCATAAAATTAAATAGCTACTGTCCAATTTTTTGCAGTTGCAATGGTTATATTGTGTGTCGCTGTTCCGAAGTTTCCAGTAACAGTAATTGTCTTTCCGCTTGTTGGTTGAGCACTCAACCCATAGTATAAATTGTTCAATTCTGAACCAGACAGAGATGCATTTAAGAAACTTATAGATGCATTTATTCCACTTAAACCTACACTTCTCAAATTATAACAATTTTGATACATGTTTGTACAATTTGTAGACGTTGATAAGTTAATAATTCCAGTGCTTGCAAGAGCATTGCAGTTATTAAACATCGCTTGAGTATTTGTGCAAACAGGAAGAGATAAAATCGTTA